CCGCCTTGGAGTAATTCCCGCTCGATGCCGCCGTGGAGGAATTCCCGCTCGATGCCGCCGTGGAGGAATTCCCGCTCGATGCCGCCTTGGAGGAATTCCCGCTCGATGCCGCCGTGGAGGAATTCCCGCTCGATGCCGCCGTGGAGGAATTCCCGCTCGATGCCGCCTTGGAGGAATCCCCGCTGGCAATGTCCTTCACAGTTTGGTCTTTGGACATCGCTTGAATCAGCCGATCTCGACCAGCTGCAATCTTATCCCAGCACTTACCGAATGAACCGCGTTCCACAATCGTGACCGTCTTCGCTTTCACCTTCCAGCTTTTTTCTAGATTGCCGACAACATCCTCTGGTTTCGCGGCCAACACCAAAAAAACATCGTTAATGACATCGAAGTCCATTCCCTCGCCGAGCGCCATGCCCCACGCCCAACCGTGCAATCCACCGCCACACTTGGGTTCAGGATTCCAATCGGGACACTCGACTGTTTCTCCAATTTCTGTTGGCCAAAGAAAATCGCTGTGCGTCCTATTGTCTGGACCAACTCGCTTGAGAATCAGGACGTGCTCACCGCCATCAGTCCAAGAATGTGGCTCGACCTTGGTAGCTGCCGGCGAGACTGTCACAGCCTTGACCTTTGCGGTTTTCTTAGTTGGCTTTTTCTTCAAATGATCTGCTCGTGATTTGGTCATGCTCAGCTCACCACGTTATTTTTTGAGATACGATCCTCGCTGAGTCGCTCGATCATGTGCTCTCGTGTTTCGGTGCGAAGGTGAAACGAAAAAACAAACCGCTCGTAAATGCCCAGTGCAATCGCCGCGATGTGCGCGTCTGGGTGCCGATACGCCACAACCTCGAAGCAGTGCATGACGTGTGCGACCCAATGTTGCGGGTAGTGACCGAACATGGACGGTTTCCATTCAGTATTGAATGGTGGCCTAGGACTGAAGAACGCTCCCGGTATGTCAATCTCGCGTTTATCGGCTGGATTCAGGATGCAGTATCGAAGGAAGGCCACTAGCTTTCGCTCAGGTGATTCGCCCTCCAATGGTTTTGGCGTCAGATCACAACCGCGAACGCCAGTGATAAGCACACCTTGTTCACGAAGCGGAAGCCGCATCACCCAATCCTGAAGAACAGAATTAATTGCGTCCATGCGGACTTCCTTGAGTTTGTTCGAGTCCTGATGAGGCTCGGTCGTGACTAGAAAGTCACAAGAGAGCCGACATTTTCATTCAACGTCGGCAGTTTAGTAATTACTAACGTATCGGTCAAGACGCATTGGCCAAATATTTTTTGTTCAACAACTCAGACGCTTCAGTACTAAGCGCTTTCGCCATGTTTTCGAGAGTGTCCAGACCGGGACGACAGTGGCCGTTGAGAAGCTGAGAAACGAAAGATGGGGTAACATCGAGCTTTTCAGCAAGGTCTTTTTGCGACATTCCAAGCTCGGTCATTCGTTCCCGAACGTTCTTGCGAAACAGATTGTAGAGGACCTGTGACAATCGCATGTCTCCAAGTTTAGTCTTTACTAACGTGATGGCAAGTGTAAAATCGCGGGAGTCATCGAGCGGCCACTGGTAGCTGAGGACCGCAAACCGCAGCCGCTCGCATGTTGTGTTTCAATTTCAAAAGGTGCTCTATGACAGTTTGTGTGGATTCAGAGTTAATTGCTCGGCTTCGAAGTGTGGTGAATCAGGAGTCCACGATTGACGAGGCTGTGTCGATCATCTCCGAGGCCCGACAGGCATACGGCGAAACCGAAAAACAGCAAAAGTGCTTGGGAAGTCTTATTAGCGGCGCGCAAAAGCAGTTGTTTCGCGGCAACCTCTCCAAGTGGGAGATTCGACGGCTGAACGGCAAGCGATTTACCGATGAATGACCTACTCATCGATTGGACCAATGTGTTGTTGTGAATTTCTAAAGTAGTTAGTAAGTTCACCAACCAAGTCGATGAGTGTGCAAAATTGTTGTTTTGTAACCTCAGTGCCAGATCCATCCGCTTCGACCCGCAGATGAAACACAAGCTGCGCAGGGCTTCAAATGCTGCGACATCCAAGTCCATGATTTCGTTTTCTCCGGTGATCATTTTTAAGATGTTTCCGAGTCTGTTTGGTGTGACCCATTCCAGGATCCCCGGGGATCCCTTTTGGCAACGCATGGGAGGGATTTGCTGCCCTCACACATGTGAAGTGAATGGGTCACACTAAGCAGACTGTTGTTTCCGTTCCGTGTGGCCCACTCCGGATGACTAGTACATCCTTTTGGCAAGTTACAGGAAGATTTGTTGCTTCCCCGAGTCGAGTGAGTGGGCCACACAAAGCGGAAATATTTCATTGTGTGTTCCGATTACGAGTCCGTTTCGTGTAGCCAACTCCAGCTCCAGCGTTCGGAGCCTTTTGGCAATTCTCAAGAGGATTGGTTGCCTCTCCGAGGAAAGTGAGTTGGCTACACAAAGCGGATTTGTCCTGCGGTTTCCAATTTCAAAAGGTGATTCATGATTGCCGACACCGAAGAATTCATTGCCCTCGAATCTCGCGTGGCCTCGCTCGAAGCGAAGGTGCGAGAGCTTTCTGAGCCAGTCGAAATGCGGAGGTTCACGATCAAACCCGACGTTCCAATGTTCTCTTTGAGTTTTCACAGTCGCCCTACGCTTCGGCTCAAGGCCGATCGCGTCGAGGTCATTGACGGCGCGGCAATGCTCTGGGTAGGCAATTCGATTGTTGCCGTTGCTCCACTCAGCGATGTCCAGTCCATCGTTCAGGATTCCGTGAAGGTCGAATCCACGGCAGAGAAAGCCACTTGTTCCAGCGGAATTGCCGCGACAACCTCCCCCTTGGTATCGCCGACAAATAGCGTTTGATTGGCAACCGATAAGCTGTAAGCGGTGACGGTTATTGAGTGACCGTCACGAAACCGAATCGTGAACTTTTTATCTTCCGACATATGCACTCCGTTCGAAACAGGCGACGCGGACGGGGTACGATCCCGCAACCTCTGGATCGACAGTCCAGTGCTCTAACCAAATTGAGCTACCGCGCCGTACTCTAACCAATTGAGCTACGGTCCCTAGAAATTAGGGTTGACTAACTAAACACTTGACGTTTCCTCAAGAGCGCGCAAAATGACTGTCGAAACAAATGGGGCAAGAATTCTCAGTCGCGCTTTTGATCTTCTCTACTTGATCCTGTCACCCGCGCGAAAAGAAACTCGGCGATCACGACGAGCATCTATTAGGATCACACGGACCGCATGGAAGTGCGGCTACCACGGATGGCGAAGCTATATCCATTTGGATTGGTTCGCCTGGTATGAATCGCCCAACGCTCTTGGAGTATGCCACGTTCTACGTGCGGCTGTTTGACGGATCACTCGGTTACCTGCAGCAATTCACTTGGGCCATCGTCGGTTTCCAGTCATGGGCCGAGCGGACGCTGTTCATTGACGAATTGTCGGCCGCGCAAATCAACGATTATCTGGCATACACAAAAGAATCATTGTCGCCGAACACGCGGATTTCTCGTCGGAACATGCTTGTGCGGATCTGGCGGCACGCTGCGACGAACCCAGCGCTCACGATTCGGCCTGCACAAGTCAACCGCGACGAAATTGGCCGTGTAAAACGAAGGCACCGACCACCACAAGGTTGGTCGATTGAAGATGTGAGAAAGCTTTACCGATTCGTCGATCAACTCAAAGGCAGATATGCGAAGCGAATCGACAAACGACTGTGGTGGCGCGCCTACGTGTTGTGCGCTTGGTCAAGTGGATTGAGAAGATGTGATCTGATGGCCTTGCGACGGGCGGATATTCCGCCATCTGGGAGGCTCGTGACTGTCCAGGTTAAAACTGGGAGACACGTCGTTGGAACGTTGAGCAAGGAGGCGATGCTCGCACTTGCCGAACTGTGCGCAACTCACAACAGCGAACTTGTATTCGCCCCGTGGTGCAAGCCTAGAAACTGGTGGAAGGTGGCGAAGCGACTTGTGAAACGTGCTGGGCTCAATCTCTCAATTGGCCACTTGCGACACTCCGCTGGGACTGCCGTCGAGGATCTATTCCCCGGTCGTGGTCCGCAGTTTCTCGGAAATACGCCAGCAGTTTTCTACGCTCATTACTACGATAGGTCACTGGCGGTCGATCTACCCAAGCCGCCGCCGCTGGATATTTGCGCTGGCGGCACGCGAGAATGATTACGCGACCGTCAGATGGTTTTTTCTTCTTTCGTTTTCATGGTTCCCTTTCTGTAATAAAAACTTGGCTATCGCGACATACCCTCCTGAATGCTGTCCAACGAATCTCGCTCTGCGTTTTGTCTCGCGTACACGTCCACGCCATCGACGTAGTGAGCGATCAAGTCGTCGCTAGAACGTGCATTGGAGCAATCGATAAGCGACCAAACGTGAATACGAATCTGGCCTCGCTCTGCCCGTACAATCTCACCTAAATACTCAGACGTGCCGAGCACCCGGGCACTGTTCCCCTAGGCGCACCACGCCAGTGAACCCCTAGACTCCGTATCTAGGATCTTGCATCCCATTCTACCGAAAGGATGCAAGATGAACGAGTTCTCCGCTATCCGCGCCAAGGCCAAGGAACGCCACGACCGCCTGGTTGTTGAAGCACGCGAGCAGTACGAGCGCACTTTATCCCAGATCGCCAACCTTGAGAACGACTTGACGGGACGCACGCGACTACGGAAGTCGATAGTCGCCAGCATCGAAGCCGTGATCCCCGACGACCAAGAATTCTCCGTGGACGATTTGATGCTCTCGCTCCAGCAGATGGACGACACCAGGGTCTGGAGCAAGCCCAAGGTGTGGAACCACATTGCCAAGCTACGACGCAAAGGACAGATTAAGCGCACTCGGCGGCATAGCTACAACGAACCGGCCTTGTACGTGCGGACTGGCGTTGAAGCTCCAGAGCGACCATTCGCGACCACGCCACTAAACGACGTTGTCGCTCTGGTGCTGGCCGACAAGCAGATGACGGAGCTGGAATTGACTGTAGCGGTCTTGGAAGCCGGTTACGAGTCCAAGCGGTCAAGGCGCAAGCTGATGGAAGCCATTGGCCAGATTCTGCGGAAGGACGAGCGGTTCAAGATGGACGGGGGAAAGTGGGCGCTGATAACTAACTCACGGCCTCTCTGAGCAGCTCCAGTCCTCGCGAACGTCTTTCGTCATTCTCACATTTTCTCCATACCACTGGATCGGCGAGTCTTTCCGATCCACAAAGTCTGTGTAGGCGCGAGTCCATTTCAGCAAGTTCCTCAACCATTCTTTTTGTTGGGTCGTCATCTCCCACGCCATGCTTCAGCCATTCGACCGATTCACGCAAGTCTGAATATTGCCTAAACAAATCTGAGTGTTCCTTCTCTTGCGATGCAAACGGCAACACATTCAATATCAGCGCTATGATCGCTGCCGCAAATGCAATGAAGACTCCAACCACGTCAATGGTTTCATCCAAAAAATGTCCGCTTTCAGGTGTCGCCCGATACAACCATGCTGCAAGTGCCGTCGCAAACCCAAGAAATGCAAATACTGCGGTCACAACTTTGGCGATTGCATCTAAGTTCCCTGATCTATGGGCTTGATGCTGGTGATACCGCTGATTCATTCCGGCAACGGTACTTATGTCGTATTGTTTGTTTAGGAATTCCTCTAGCTTCATTCTTTCGGCGTTTCCGATGGTGATGGAGGTACTGGACCGGCAGTCGTTGGCCGTTGGATCGGTTCAGTTGGATAATGCGTTGGGCGATTTGTTATTGGCTGTGGCGCATGCCCTTCGATTACTCGCCCTAGTTGTCCGTGATGTTCCTTGGAATACCGTTCCGGCCGATCCTGGCGTCTGTCGTTATCCTGATTCGACATGGAATCCATCTCCCGTTGACGTGTGTAGACCGGGAGACGTACCATGTGTTTACGTAGATCACACGGCTCCCAGCCGAATAAGTAAAAGCCACGAGTTTGCCGCTCGTGGCTTTTGCATTTTATAGCCATTCCTTTTTGTTGCGTAGCCTATTTTGCTGATTGCAACAATTCCTTGATCGACCAGACGTGTTCTGTCAATCCGCTGGCCATCGCTGGCGTCTGGTTGCGAACAGCTTCGTTGCGTCGGCAGAAGTTGTACCACGCGACAAACAGTGCCGTCATCGCTGCGTGGTGACGGCTCGACTTGCTGTGTGCATTCGTCAACCGAGTGTATCGGCGAATGTGCATCCGAACGGACAGGTTGAGCCGTTCCGAATAGCTCGTCGAAACTTCGTCCATGTTCGGGCTACCGAAGCGCGTCACGATCTCGATGCCGGTTATCGTCGCTGGGCTGTACCGCGTTTCCTCTTGGCTGCTTTTGTACGACTTGATTAGCTGAGCGTAATCGCAACGCGAGCCGAGCGCGAACGGGACACCGTTTGTGTAGATTCCAAGCCCGTCCGTCGTCACTTGAATGCGACCACTGGTTGCGTTGTTCAATCGGTTCAGAAAACGTTCGCCAGTGTACTCATCACGTTGGCCAACGGCATGGGAAAGGATTAGCTTGGTGTCTGCGTCGATTCCCAACCACGTCCAGATATCTCCGCAGTCATCGTCGCGGCCAAGTCGTTCTTTGGTCTTTTGCTTGCATCCCGAAAAATCCCAGATTTCATCAAGCTGCGCGGCGCGAGTCTTCACGTTAACGATTGCCGATTCCAGGAACTTATCGCAGTTCTCGCCAACGTGAACAATCAAATCGCAGATCGTTCCTGCCTTCATGCCGGTGATCCGCGAACAAGCGCGGATGCTCATTCCCTCCAGCAGCATGTTGAGAACAACGCAAGCCTTATCCATGTCGACCCGCATTGCACCCAAGGGGCGCTCTTCGTTGCAGGTGAACATTGCGCCACAATCGCGACACTTCCAACGTTGCTGGCCGTTACGGATTCCACGCTTTGCTCGGTTCGTGTGTTGACATGCGATAGCGATCATCTAGCGATTCCCGTTTTCTGGGGCGGTCGCTAGAATGCTCTTGTCTAGGGAGGCTTCTGGCTAACCGCCGGTTGTCTTTCGACCCGACAGCGGATTGACGTCTGCTGGCGGGTTTTTTTATCGACTCAACTCTCAAAGAACTGCGACTATTGTACGGACATAAGTACCGCAGTCAATAGGCCTGGGCTTGAATTCCGAGAATTTTGTCCGTACACTTGTCGGCATGGAAACCAAGATGGGTAGGCCACCCAAGGACAAAACAGGCCCAAAACGTGAGCGTATGGAAATACGGGTTGAGGAATCGGAGAAGGCAGCTATGGAGAAAGCGGCCTCCGCCACTGGACTGTCGTTGTCTGATTGGGTTCGGGCAACCCTCTTGAAGGCATCCAAGCGTAGTGTAAAAGGGTAAGTGGAGCCGCCGGTATCGAAACCGGACGCTAGGCGTATAAGGTCCCTGCGTTCTTCCTGACGGCCCCAAAAAGCCACCTCCCCCAGCGGGCTGCGCTCACTACAGCCACGGCCCGCTGGGGTGTGCTTCTTCGCCACGCTAAGCGGTGGAAACCTTAGCGCCGCTACCCAGTATTGACATTTGTGCGACCTCCACATCAGGTCTGTTGCTAAATCTAAGTAGGGGGTAAGATGTGAACAGTGAAATCGTAGCAACCATCTAAACAGCAACAAGATAGCGCTATAAGGCGCTGCATCTCGGCGAGATCTCCGAATGTAGCGCGGCATATAGCGCGTGGATGTAGCGCTACATGACCGATCCTGATGAACCAAAGTACTCCGCTCTGGACCTGTGGCATTTCGGGCATGAACTGCTGCTGCTGGTAAACGAGATTTCCAGCGCACTGGCTCAATCGCAAGTTGAAGAAGAGAAACGCAAAGCCCGCGAAGGAATGCTTCGATTAGAACTGAAGCTGTCTCGCGAGTTTGATAACGACGCAGTTAGCCACCTCATGGCCGAAAAATTCGTCGCTGAAGTAATTAACGCAATTGAAAGCATTCGAACGACATTGCATCGAACCGTCATCGCTTGGGATGCTCAATCCAAAGTCAAGATAGCGCCATACTTCTTGGAGTCGTGGCCATACTTAACGAGAACTCTACAGAGCAACTTGGATACGCTCGCAATGCTCCAACCGGACGTTCATCGCACTGTTTACCGCAAGAGTTTGGCGAGACTCCGCGCAGAGCACCGTCTTGCGGACAATGCGCAGGAGCCAACAATTAAAAAGACTCCAACCGCACGACAAAAAAAGGCTCTGGACTTCGTCAGGGAAAAAGGGCGGGTGAAGGGATACTTCCTCGCAAAACATTTAGGAGTCAAAGAATCGACGTTTCGGAAGCATTGGGAACCTGGACTGCGACCATTCGGGTTACGAAACGACAGAACTGGTGATGGATACTACATTGGCGATGAGTCCTAATAATCATCCCAAGTAGAGCGACCTAGGCGCACCAAACGCGCGATACGTCGATAGCAGGATAGGCAATAGCCACGAACTCTTGCTGGCTTGTTGCAGCCGCGAGTTTTGCAGCAAGCGTAGTTTTGCGGCGGGCTGGTAACCTCGCTCGGATATTTCTGTTTTGTCGAACTAGAAACCGGCTGTGACTTGGTGTGTTTGCCGGTGGCCAGTGCGCATAAACCAGCGCTGTCCACCAGAAATCGCGGACCCACGAAAATGCGGCGAATTGGTGCATGGTGCGCCTGACGGAACAGTGCCAGCACCCGGAACAAGTATGCCACACCGCCGTCATTGACTCGCACACACATATGCCGACCACGAGTCTTCACCAACCTACCCGACAGAGCCACATCCAATACTCGTTGCCCCGTGGTACAGGACTTCCTGTTTCCAGGCTGGCCGTTTCTGGCTGGCAGATTTGACAACCCTATTTTCATGCAGTGCGTACCCACTGAGTGGTACGACGGCACCGAAACCGAGTATCTGACGACGTGACAATACGGATTTTTGGTCTTCACTCTTCATTGTCCAATCCTCCTAATAATTCCGATCGACTCCCCGAGTGATCGGCAAAGTGAAACGACGCGGCCAGGGAATACGAGACAAATGACCGCGATAATTACAACAACCTCTAATCCTCCGATTGGCATAACTCACACTCCAATCTTTCCATTTCTTCCCACGACATTGTCGGAAGAACGGCGAAGTCATTAGTGATGCATTGGCCGCTGGCGGCACGCATTGTGTACTCACCCACTCCACCGACACGAGACTCTCCGTCAAGCGGATAGTCTCCGGCCAGCGGCAACGCTCCGGCTGACATTGGCCAGAGCAACTCGATTAACTTTTCAATTTGCTCGATCGGTGGACGGCATCGACCACTCGACCATCGTCGCACTGTTTTCTCGTCCACTCCAAGTAATCGACCAATCTGCCGAGCCGCAGCAGCGCGTCGCACAAACACCGCGATATCTGGACACTCGTTGCGATGCCGACCTTTCGGCCAGTGACCACGTCGGTCTGCTCGCTGTGATGTATGTCTCACGTTACGCACCCTTGTTTTGCACCTTAATCAGTTCGTCATCACAGATTTTTCCACTTCACGACAACCGCTTCAATTTGCTTCAAGCCACGTCCAATCGATTCTTCCGAGTCATCCCACTCGAAAGACCAGTCCGGCCCTCCGAACGATTGTTTATGGTTGCTCACGCGAGCTTGGGCGACTTTTTCTCCTTGGCAACCATCTTCACCAACCGACCAAATATCGATGTAGCGACTGCTGCTTCCAGGCCGGTCGTCAACTTCGCAAGTCATGCCGTGACGATCAGCAATTGATTGCATTGCCTCCAGAATTCGAGAGAGAAATGCCTCAAAGCGTTCAATGGCCAAATCCACTTCCGATCTCACGTTACGCTCCCTTGTTTCTGACTGCGATCAGTTGCGGCAACTCGCCCTCAGGCCGCACTTACTCCCAACCAACTCGGCCAATTCGTTGCGGATGGCGACGGTGATTTGTCGATCAGTTCCGCAGTTTTCTGGAGTCATCCACGCCACGCACCATTGACGAGATCCTTTTGCAAGCCGCACGTAGTAGCCAGCGCTGCCATTTCTCTGCACATGCGCCCCGTACATCAGACCCTTCACTGTGCGGCCTTCAGGAATATTTGTTGTCAGTCGGACAGTATTTTCTGCAATTTGCGTGGTATCCATGTATTGATCCCTATATTAATCCCTATATTAATCTCGCGCCATTGACCTCAATCCGCATTCCTTGAGCAACTCCAGTCGGTCGGCAGTCGACATCAGCCGTAGCACCGGATTCCACGATCAGTCGATATTCCTGCTTGGTGATTTCTTCCGTCTTGCGTTTCCCGATGCGATTCATGATTTGGCAGGTCAGCACGATTTCTGCGCCGTCCTCTGACTCTCCCGAATGATTTGCGGATACCCACTCGTTGCCAGTCCTAGACTGGATAATGGCTGCCCCATTCACGCTGGCGGAAAATCGGCCCCATCCCTTACTGTTGCTGGGCTTGTCGATCAGTTTGAATTCGATGGTCGTCATTTTTCATTTCCTTCAATGTGGCCGCGCTGGCGGCTGTTTAAGCGGCCCCAGTCGGCCGAGGGCACCGACCGGGGCAAAGGGGATCGGGTTAGGCGTACGCGCGCATTGCTGTTTGCGGCTCGCGAGAGTGTCGCTCGATTTCCGATTCCGCGACCAAGCAGTTTCCGTCGTCGTGAAGTTGCTCACCACTCTCGGCCCAGAATGTCGGGCCGTAGGCGTTTTGATTTCGACCAGCGATGCGCATGGCCCCTCGATAGCTCGTTGCCTTGCCTTCGCACCGCATCGTCCCGCGCCAGTACTTCACAATGATTTTCGTAGTCGCCATTGCATTCTCCCTATTCGCTCCCTCTGCATTTCCCCGGCTTGGGACGGGCGCGACTGGATGGTCGCGGCTGCATTGAGCGCCCCGGACGGGGGCGGGAATTATGGATGATCAACAATCGACACAGTGAAATTGCCTCGATTACGGACTCCAGCAAGCATTCTTACTCCGCGCAGTACATCAGATTCGTCGGCATCGGCTGTAGTCGGCTTCGTCCATACCTTTGCCTCGTCATCCCAGACCCAGCCGCCGCTTTTAAGCGAGTGCCGGATCATATATGTGTCGCCAGTGATAATTGCCATACGTGCCATGTTTGCTTCCTTGTTTCCATCCCGGCTTGTTTTCGGGGTGCACATTTGATTCGTCTTTCTCTTTTCGCTCCTCGTCTCGACACCCGCATTTTACACTATCTATTCGTGGCCACAATAAGGATATCGTCGTTTTCGACGAGATTTCTTGAGCGTCCGCCGTAAGTCCAATAGAGGTATACGATTAGGACTGCTGGATATTTTCAGAATTCGCGCGAGAAAGTGCCTTTTTCGCTTTCGCCGCCGCTCTGACTCCGGACTTTTGCACGCGGGCCTGGACGCTGGCGGTAGCGCCAGCCAGCCCCCTCTCTAGCCGGACGCCAGTCAGTTCGGACGCACGCAGCGGAGATTTTTTCAGCCGAGCAAGCACCGCGCGTATCACCTCGGACGACGCGATATCCTCGCCGGTGAGTTCCGCCAGCCGCGCTCGCTCGGAGGCAATCAGGGATAGCTCGTCCGCGCGAAAGCGGACTCGTAGGATTTTATTAGTCATTATCAATTCCATGTCCGAATAGAGTCACCTATATATACCCACGATTTGGAATAGGCAAGGCCAGCCGGAGAAAAAGTTGCACCGCGACACGACACTGTCTGCTCCAATCATCATTACCGGATCGAGAACGTACAACACCTCTGGTGGCAGCACAAACACTCTTGCTTCTCAGTTGTGACTGTTTCGGTCCTACTCCTACTCAATGTCTCGCGCCGTGGACCGTTACCGACAGATCGTCGCAGCGTTCAAAGCCCTGCGCGGCTTGTGTTTCTCTTCACCCGGAAGCAATGGAGCACATCCTGGCAATGTCGCAGCGTTCAAAGCCCTGCGCGGCTTGTGTTTCACAGTCATTGTAACTCATTACACCGTAGCCATTGCGGGAGCATGTTGCGAGCGGCCAGTTTTTTGGTTCTCTTTGCGACCGCTCTTCTTGGCCAGCGACAACACCCAACTCGTGAATATATCAGAGCCGCGAGCTGGTCCCACAGTTTCCGGAAGCACGTCGGCTCTCGCAAGGCCGTAGCCAGTCAAGAGGGCCGATAGTTTGCCGGGCGACACGGCTGCTAAATACTCCCTCGACCGCGATGGAAGTGGGTCAAACCGAAGTAGGTCCCGTGTGTCGTATCGCCTAATACTCGCTAAGTCGATCGGATCAACCATAATCTCGCTGTGCAACGAGCACACTCGCCTTGCCACCGTTTCGTAAATCTTCTCAATACATCTCACCGCCCGACGCATGACCTTTGTCGCGCGGGAGATTGTCCGATTAAATTGCTCCAGTTTGTTGAACGCGCCGTTGTCCAGCGGATTCGCGCCGCAGTAATCCTCGAGCGCCGCGACACCCTGACGCTTGCCTGCTTCGGGATCGCTGCCAGTCCGCTCGATAATCTCCTCGTTGGCCAAATGGTCACATTCCTGCCGAGCAGCCGAGACAGCGAGCCGGGCATTGATCAGCCATCGCGGCAGGATCAGTCGCTCGTTAACGTGCGTGCCGAGAAAGTGACAGACCTGGATCCCGTCTGGAGTCGACCGCCACGTCAAATCGAACCCGACCACGCCATCGCCTGTCGGCTTCACGAGTCCGTGATTCTTGACGATCGGAATAACTTCCCGCTTTCCAGATTCGCGAACAACGAGGCTCCACCTCCGAATAGTTCCATCAGTCGGTAGTGGTCGATGGAATTTTGCGCGGTAGGTAATCTGTCGGGGGTGATCCGCCGTCCCGATCTGATGGCGGACCTCGTACACCGTATGCTCGCGATTGGCCTTGTGCTGGGTGTAGATCGGCGTCAAGCACAAACATGTGTTGTCGCCGTCGATCGATTCGGATACCGGAAGGCCGCTGGCGAAGTGAATGGAAATTTTCTCCCACGGCTTCGGCTCTGGGGCGCGATGATATTCGTACCGCATTCCCGGACCTGTCTTAGTGAGTTTCGGTTTGCTGGATTCGACAATCTCGGCCCGAATGGCTGAATGCAATCCGCGCCCCTGGAATTCGACGGACAGTTTTCGTTGCTCAAGGTCGCACTCCATTTCCAGGCGTCCGATTGCCGCAATGACGGCGGGATCAATCGTACCGAGTGGCTTGCGAGTGCATTCCTTGCCTTCCGCCCGGGCCTCTGATTCCGCAGCGGCTTGTTGAGCGACGTCGAGTATCCGATACGGTTCGCCAGTCTCCGGCCACTCGATCGCGTCATACAACTTCTCACGCTTTTCCAGCGACTTGACATTTTTCCAGTCCGCCAGACTCGACCAATACATCGCTCGGGCGCGGAGCGAATCCAGCCACGGACGCCGCAACTCTGAAATTGTCCGTTGCCAGTGGCCGCGACGTTCTCGGAGTTGCTCCAATCTGGCTCGTTGCTCGGCCAGCATGGCATTTTTGTCGCGGGTGTCGCTGTGATGTTTCTTGATTTCTTTTTCAAGCCACCAGATGGCGGCCTTCGACGATTCGAACTCGATCATCGCCGCGAATAGCTCGGGGCACGAGTTGTTCCGCAGGTCAATGAGTCGACGGTGCCGCGAGTGAAGCGTGGTACATAGTCGCTCGCGATATTCGTCAGCCAGTGCGAGTACGGCGATTTCGTCATCGCTGGCTTGACCGTAGACGCCGAATGTGCCGAGTGCTTGGGGAGCAGACATGAACGATGGCAGGTTCAAGAGAGAGGGGGAGCGGTGGTCGGTTATTTCCAAGTAGCGCGCATGAAAAAGCCGCCCGAAGGCGGCTTGCTACGATTCGTGGCTATCGTGGCTTCTGTGGTATCCGCTCCGCGTCCTGGCTCGGTTCGGATTGGTCTTCGTGTTGAACTTGGGCGGGCGGCAACCCTGCCTTCCGGCGAGCGCGACGAAGACAACCCAAGAGCCAGTATTCAAATTCGTGGAAACTGTCCTTGCTAAGGTTGTCCGGCCAAATGATTTCAGCCGCTCCCTCATCCAATTGCTTGCGTTCCTTCGCAAACCCATCCTTTGGCAGTTCCGATTTCGTTGCTGCCAAAGCTATTGGGGGGGCTTTTTTTGTTGTTGGTTCTGCGATTGCTACTTCGGACATTGGTACGTGTCCTTTCCCCTCGAAAAAGACGAACCGTTGACCTTCATGCTCGTCAATTCGTGAAATTTGAAGGGGTTGATCAAATTGGTCCACGCCGTTCGAGGTCCACTGCACGTAGTCGCCAACCTTGACGTACCTCAGTAGAGTATGTCACCTATATATACCCATGATTTGGAACAAGCAAGCCCAACCGGAGAAAAAGTTGCACCACGCCCCGGAAACCACTAGAGTGATTCGTTCTTGGTCAGAAAGTGGGGACTTCTGTGATCCAAATAATTGGCTTGATAGTTTCTGCCTACTGTTTAATCCGTTTGTGGCAGGTTCCGTGGGAAATGTCGGTAGTATGCGGTATTGACTTGAAGATTCCTGACGGCGCCCGTTGGATGATTGTTGCTGGGGCATCGGCCTTTGGTGTTCTTACTATTGGCGTGTTGACCGTGATGCTTCTCATGTCTGGAGTGGACTTACCAAAATGAACCCTTACAGTTCTCCGCCGGATTGCACTGAATCAAAAAGGCTCCCGACACCATCTCTGCGATTTGCGCTGGTGGCTTTCGGAGTATGCCAAGCCGCTATAATGTTTTTCGTTGTCCTATCATTATTGGTGCTCGGAATGTTCTGGCCGATTTACGTCAACATCTTTTCGCGTTAGCACTTCCGCGACGCCAGATTGATGATCGGGCCATACGGGTTATGCGGATCGTCGTTTAGCACTTCGACACCTTTGAACCCCACTGACTTCAGGCACTGGAGCCGTGTGACCACCTTCCAGGCTAGTTCCAAGATTGTCTTTGCCTTTGGGAATGATTTCGTGAACTCGCCAATCCTGGAATCGGTAAACTCACTGACTTCTTCATGCGTGCCGCCGTAGGTTTTCCCGTCCAGGTGAAAGACTGTCACCCACGGGTTGCGAGCGTCGAATTCGTCTTGGGTGCTACTCATGTTTTTTCAGTAGCCGCTTCACAATGTCTTTGATTTTCTCCGACTGACCAGGCGGAATTCGTCGAGGACGTCATAGCTTTGTTTTGCATGCCGACTCAACAGGACTCCACACGACATAGTCGTTGGTTTCCTGTTTCCGTTGAATCAATCCGCGACTTTCTAAAATCAGGCAGCCTTCATGCTTCCGTTTTTCTTGATCGCCCGCATTCGGCCATGTCGTCATTCCTTTGCCATACCATTTGAATTCACCTTCACCACGAATGAATCGCAGTAGCAAATCAAGAGCGTCTTCGGTGTGTATTGTCATGATGTCACCATGATGGATTCCGACAAACTGTTTTTCAATTGTGCCAACGCCTCGTCCGCTACCGGATCTCCCACCGCCGAGTTCGCCCCCGCGTGCCTGCGGTGATGGAACCGTGGTCGCAAATCAAACCGCACGTCAACGCCAGCGTGATTAAATTCCAGCCACTGAGCCCAGTCGGACCAGCGCATTCGACGCCACGGGAAACGAAGGAACGTATCTCGCCGGAAGATCACCCCGCCACGCATCGGGTTGTGTGGGATCGTCAGGATGTCTCGGTAGCCGGATTCATCAGGTAGCCAAGGCGCGCCGTGTTCAATGCCGCCGATTGCTACCGCTTCACCTTCGAGCGCCAATCCGTCCAGACCGTCGATGAGAAACGTATCGTCGACTCCCAAACACACCACCCATTCGTTAGTTGCGTGCTCGACCGCTTCGTTATACCAATCGCCCATCGGGGTGTCGGACTGTGGACGGTACTGCTTGATCCACGCTGAAACCTCCAGCGGTTCTTTGGACACAATGACAACTTCGCGCGGTGGCGGGTTCATGCGCTCAATCGCGGCAATGTACGACCGTCCGAACCTTGCCCAGTAATCGCCCCAGACGGCCGTACAGAGCGTCACAGGCGGCCCCTCTCGCTTGACTGGCTTTGGGTAGTCCGTAGTGAGATGAGAACGGTTATCGAGTAGCCATTGATCGTAGGCGGGTTGGATCGTGCTGTCCCAGTAGTTTGAACTGTAGAGATCACCAACGCCATCTTGAAACAGACACCCCGTTTCTTCCGCAGAGAACATTTTGCCAGGCCATAGTTCAACACCGATAAACTTCTTGTCGATGTATCGCCAGTTTCGGCGGAAGACATCTTGATGCCTGAACCAGTAAAACGTGCCGGAATAGAACCAACGGTTACCCAGTTTCTTTTGACCGTGATGGAGTTTGAAACTTCCCGTCATCGCCTTGGTCCGTAACTGTTCCTCAACCATCGGCCAGTAATCCAAGCACGTGTGATACATGGCCTCGGACCAACGCAGCACGGCATGATTGGAGTCTGCCTGGAACTTGTGCCGAACGCCTTTAGCGTGGCAGTAGAAAGTCACCTCGTTGGGATCAATGGATTCCAACTGTTCCAGCATGTTCGTGAACGTTGCCACTTCCTGAAGGCGTTTGTCGTTGTTGACAACCACGAAATCGTCCGTGAAGTCCCGCAGGTATTCCTTGACGGCATCTGGAGAATCGACCGCTTGAGACCTCACGTCCTTGCCGCCGCCAGTCGCAATTGAAATCAACCGCCGTCCGTTGAACAACTCGGCACGCTTCAGGATCTGGTCGCAGTTCCACTGCCATACTCCAAACTCCTTCACCGGCCAAACGTGCATCATGAGATTGCGGCGAACCTCGGAGAATTCGATTGGCTCGACAGGTGAAATCGCACCAGGGAACCAATGGTTGAGAATTGCCGCGCGACCATTGCAGCCGCTGCACGGTTTGATTCCTGTAAGCTTGGTAACGACTCGCGATACCGTGCTACCGAGTCCGATGGACTTATTGCAGAATCCTTCGCGAGTCAGAATTGGATTTGCCTGCGGTGCGATCTTTAGCCCGGTTTTCGGATTCCTTATCTGTCCGGTCTCCATAGCCACCCAATATTTATAGCCGCAGTCACTTGCATTCCCGTTCCCCTTGCAGAGTTGGAACAGTGCTTCATCTTTCTCGAATTGATGCCGTGGACAGAATCCTGCGGCAGGACATTTACACCACTGGTTCATAGACGTTTTCCTTGCAGGGCTTCATCGAAAGCCATCATTCCGTGATCGTTACGCTAACTGTCGGAGTCAAGACACTGCTTCCACCGCAGCACCCGATACCTCCGAGAGTCCCAAGATTGAAAGACAACAAGATAGGATCGCAACTGCCTGTGGCTGTTGCTGACGAACCTGTACAGGGGTTCCCGGAAAAGATTAGATTCCAGGTATACCCGCTGCAACTCAGGCGCAGACTTATCGGATGACCGCAGAACCCTTCAGATTGTTCGCCCAACCAACCCAGACCATCCCACACCAGCGACATTTGAAAACTTCCGCAGTCCGGGCAACTCGTCGTGACGGTCGCCGTGAGGACCAGCGGCATCGTGTCGCAGCAGGTTGTTGGAATCACCGGACAGTCACCGCATGGCGAACAAATGAAGTAAAAAAAGATTGCATCGCCGTCTTCGGTAAACGCACTAAAGAGCGCCTCAGGACTTGGGCAGGGATTACTGTTCCCACCAATACTGATTGCAGGAAAAATGAGCGATTCCTCTACGAGTGCGAATGGCGTATCAACCAACTCCAACTCGCAACAGCCTGTTTCGTAGTTCGCTGTCAGTTCGATTTCCACACCTGAATAGGTACGATAAGTCGTAGTCCCGCTCAGGCATGCTGTTTCGACGACCGCTTGCCGGTTGTCTCCGAATGTGATAATGCAGGCGCACTCGCAGATACACCCACACCCACCGCAGACATTCCGAATCGGATTCTCGTCTGGAACGACATTGCCATAGGAGTCGACGCAATCAGATCGATTTTCAATCGCGATGTTATGTGCGGCAGAAATGCTGATCGTCAGGTTACCGACCGTCCATGACGCTCCGAACCGCCAACAAAAGTAATCCGGTGCACCTCGCTCTGTTGGGCCAACAACATGACAGTCGTCGGGAACAGTTCCGTCAACGCCAAGATCGACACTCCGAAGGCAGATATAGCACGTCTCATTTTCGACTTTGAAGATAAATGCCAAGTCAACTTCTGCGCCGTCGATAATCACTGTCCCGCTGTAAACAATAATTTCTCCGTCTGCCGTGCAGTCACGAAGGAATGTCGTTGTCGAAGAGTCGCCAGATGAATAGTCTTCAACAGTAACGCAGATTTGTTTAGGCACGCATGAGCAGCAATACTGCTCCGCTGGCTGGAGTACTTCGGACGCCAACGACCTATCGACTGGTCGCGAGTAGCAACCGTTGCAGCAACAGTGTTTACACGATCCAGACGAGGTCATTGCACTTCACACGGTGGAAGACCGCAACAGAGATTGACAACAAGCCAATGTGGGACGATGTAGGCTGGGTCTGGATCGCAGATAGATGTGGAGGCTGGAAGCATGTACTTTGCCCAGCCTATGCGACCAAATAATTCATCAGGTGGCGCATTCAAATGGCAGCCAGCCAGGTCGCATACTTCGATAACCGTTCCCCCAAGTGAAGATTCCGGGACATCCGAACATCCAAAAGGACGGGCTAAGACTTCTCCGAGCGCGGTGCGAGTTGATTGGTCCGAGGAGATCACGCGGAACACAACCACGTCGCAGTTAGAGGCTCCGTCACCGTTGAGGATGTACCAGCGACCGTGATGAAGCGAGACCTTAACGACATCGCCATCTTGCGTAGTTCCAGCGCGGTCCAGAGCGAACTTAGTAACCTGCGGGTCGTAGGCGACAAATGTTTCGGTGGTTACTCCGTTCGCGGTATCGTCGAATTCAAGATCACCGAATTCGACTTCAACTCGGTACAGAGGTGCCGTTGCCGTTTCCAGCGCACGCACTTGGCGAATGGTACGTGGACCGATGTCTTTTGGGTCTTCTACCTGCCCAGTGTTAAACGTCGCCTCTTGCCGATCGCGCTCCAGACCTTTCTGGATTTCGAGCATTGTCGACGTGGATAGTTGGCGAGTCTTAGCCATGTCATTTTGCGAGCCACACGTATCGCACGGCACAAGCGGCAGTATCGGCGCGCCACCTTAGAACCACGCTCGGTGTAATCGGGATTTGAATCGGATATCGAGGGTACAGTCTCACTATCTCAACCATTGCGCCAGCCGATTCCGGCCCCAGTTTGACGTAGTTAGTCGCGTCAAGATTGACGGCACAAAAGATCCCTTGCAGTGCGGCCGTGAACTTGGAATTCGTTGGAATCGTGATCACCTGCTCAGCCCCAAAACCGACAGTTACTGTGTCGCACAAGACTGCTTGTGTCGTTTGCGTCAGAACAAACGTCTCGTTGAAAACAGCCTTGAGCAAAGCAACCGTTGTGCTCGATGTCGGGTTGTTCAGGATCGTTTTAATCTGCGTCTGAATTTCGTTAGCCATTGCATCACACGAAGTTTCCAGGGAGTGGATTCGGCATCCCGATAGAAGCGGTTAGAGCAGTGAAATCGAACTCAGGAATGATCTGGGTTGTGTTCGTAACGATGGAACCAGGAACGCTCGCAGGCGGGATGACCGCGCCGGCACCATCCAGGAAACGCTCGTTCTTTCCGAGCGAATCGTTGTCGGCAAGAATTGGGATAATCTGACCGCCACCACTGATGTACTGCGTCCCAGCGTTCAGCCACACTTCGTTCCATCCGGCGTACTTAATCCAGAATTCCAAGTGATGGTAAAAGTAATCATCGCCGCCGTGAAACAATTGCTCCCACTGCCATTGGGCAAGGAATACCATGCGAGCCGTCAACCCAGTCCAAATTGTCGCGGAGTTGCAGCGCAGCACAGCCTGGGCGCGTTGCAACATACTTATCGTTAGCGACGGACCTTTAAGGTGCAGTGTGTCGTAGCCATCTGGAGTCTCAAACGACTTTCGTTCCTTCGCGGTCGTGTAGATCGGTGCGCCGTTCTTATCGATCGATGTGATCCGCGTACCAGTCGCAAAACTGCCGCTGGCCTTCCACGCTTCATTGACTGGATTAGTGACAACGTTGTTTAGATTGCGTGGTCGATTACCGGACTTGGTTGTGAATGTGCAGGTAACGGTACGTTCGAGATTCGTGGCGTCGATAAGGACAGGATTGACAACTTTTTTGGAACAGATTGCGTCCGGGTTGGAGTTGGAACCCCAGGTTAGAAAATCGCCATAGAACGGGATGCCGGTGGCAACGCTGACGTTGTCTGGGAATTCAAACGGATCAGTTACCGAAACGGCATAGACCGCCTGATAGGTAACATGACCATCCTCACCGATCTCGCGAGTGATTGATTGTGGACGCGCCGTCCCGACTGTCATCTCTCATAAACCTTTAGTCCCCACTGAAGGTTTGTGAATTACAAAGTGTATTCCTCAACTTCGATCACCAACGGTTTCTCCGCGATTGTCTTTAGGTAGGCGTTCGCCTGTTGCTGAGCCTTCATTTGTTCGCTGACAGCCGGGATAATCACCGGAGCAACACTTTTCGGTGTCGCAGTCGTAGGCACGCTCACGGCACCAATTGGTGCGGACACTACCGGCAATACCGGACCTCCACCAGCGATTGGAGAACCTGACCGTCTTTGTGGCGTAATTGCCGCTCGTTCAGCACTCGCAATGGCATCAGCCGCTTCTCGACTACCGGCTTTCATGACACTGGATGTCGCCGTGAGCGTCTCGTGGATTTGTTCCCTGAGTGCCAATTCCTTTTGCAGCGTGTCGATGATGGATAACTGCGCGGCGTCCACGCCTGCCACAGCCAGGTCATCGAGTCGCTTTTCTTCGGCTGTCATGCCGGATTGTCGAATCTGCTTCTCAAGATCCTTGACGGTATCGGCAGACTTCTTATTGGCTTCGGCAAGTGATGATGCCGCTTCTGCTCGGTCGAGTAGCGATTTGGCAGCGTCACGCGCGGCTGGGTCGATAACGGTCTTGTCGATCTCTCGCTCTTGTTTCTGGCGGCCCGTCATGCCAGCCGTTTCTGCTCGTTCCGTCAGCCGTTCAACAAGAGACTTGGACGCCTCGACGCGGCGTTCTTCTTCCTCCCGAGCCTTCTTCTCCGCGTCGGTCTTTTTCTTTAACGCCTCGGCAGCCGCTTTCATCTCGGCTTCATGTTGTCGCTCCAGTTCCAATCGTTGGCCGAGTGCCTGCCGTGCCTCACCATTGACGCGACCGTTGTTTGCCAGTTCGCTGTTGTAAATCGCAATGGCATCCGACGACATGCCGAAGGTGTCAACCTGTAGCTGAAGACGTTCTGTCAACTGCTGTGCATCCTCGGCAGCTTTCTGCGCAGCGTCTTCTTCCTTTCGTTTATCCTCCGATGATTCAGCAGTCGCGCGCTGTTCTCCTGATAGTGAATGGCCAAAGAACTTTTCAGCTTCGGCTACCGACACTCTGGTTTGTGCCTGCTGTTCTAGTCGACGCTGTTCGCCGATATCCGATACTTGACCGCTGATTACGCCAACAGCCCTTGCCATAAGCATTAGTTTTGGGTTGGCACTTTCGATTGCCTGCGCCCAACTCATGATCAGGCTCGGAACGCCAGTAGCAATGATCGTGAATCCGTGCACATAGTCAGTGGCTTCACGCATCACGCCGACAAATTCCTGGTTCTTGGAAGCATCTAAGAGTAGATCGGTAGCGGCACTGGCTGCGTCTGTGAGTGCTGGTGCTAGGTCCGCCGCTACTCGCTTCCAAATGGCGTCGAAAGCGAATTGCAGCTCCTTGGTCGCTTTGCTCAACTCACCCAAGTTGCTCTTGTCCAGTTCCGTGAGCCGTCCTCTGGTGTCACCCAGGATTTGATTGGCTCGCATCAGGTCGGATACGTTCAGACGCAGGAAGTCCGTATCGCCAAAGATGCCGGTGGCTGCGCGAACGCGATCCGACGCATCGGTGAGGTTACCCAGACCTTCGGTCACCTGTCGCAGGATCTCGTCGGGCTGCTGATCTTTCAGACGCTTAGCGTCTACGTTGATCAGATCGAACGCTTCCAATGCCTTTGGCTTGCCTGCTGCTGCCTTCGAGATATTCGACAGCATCGTCTCGTAGCCCTTCGAAAACTCATCAACCGACATATCAGCGATGTCGGCTGAATGTGCCATCGCCTGGAACTGACCAACAGGAATGCTTAACTGTTGAGACCTGTTGACAAGTTCGCTCATCGCCTTGTACTGCTCTTTGATCTTCGCCGTGGCGAAGTCGAGCGCTGAGTCAGCCACCTTCAGAATTGCCGCCCAGCCAGCCATGCCAGCGATGATCGGCAGGATAGCGGGATTGACTCCCGCCACGGTCGCCGCAAAACGACCGATAATCGGGATGCCGGTAAGTTGCGCCGCGGTAAGTTGAATCTGGGCATTACGGTATGAATCAATTCCTACGCGACCAGCCAGGTGATGTTCTTTGATTTCCGCCAACTCTTTTTTAGCTCGCACTGACACTGGCAGCCATTGCTCTTGCAACATCTTTCCTCTGGCAATGGCCTCGGCTCGATCCTTTTCGGCTTGAATTTCACCTGGCGATGCGCGAACAACCTCTGCCGTCACGACTTGATTCTGTTTGTCTCGTGCTGCCGCAAGTGCCTTTTCTTTTTCAACCAACGAGGGGAGTGATTGGTCTAGTTTGACGATCTTACTTTGGTACTCGTCCAGCGTGATAATGTCGGCTTCCCACTGTGCTCTAAGAGCATCACGCGCAATAGCAATGGTTCGCTCTTTGTCAGCCAGAATGTCCTCGGCACTCATAAGACTACGAGTAGCCGATTCCACCTCTCGCATCCCAGCAGCGACCGCTTGCTCTAGCGCTACGTTCTGCGGGAATTCTGCCCGCAACTGGCGATTTGCCTCTGTGTACTGCGTGAGAGTAATCAGCTTCTTGTTGAGTTGAGTTTGCAGAACATCCAGTGCTGACCCATACCGATCAATTACAGGTACGGTTGCTTCGATGATCTGTTTCTGCAGTGTAATCTCTCGGCGCGTGGCAACGACATCCCCTCGCGCCGCGCTGGTGTCGATCACCATCTTGTAAATGCTGCTACCGAGTGCCACGGATTATCTCGTATACGTTAAGTCGTTCGCGAACAAAATCTTCCACGTCCACTTCGCTCTGTAGATAGCGGTTACTTTGTCGTAGTCCGCAAGTTCTGCGGCTGTCCAAATGTGGCGGGTGAGGTTCTCCAGTCGTGCAATAACCGGCTCTGTGGCTAAGATAATTTGCTTTTGCCGCGCAATCTCTCGGCGCGTGCTCATCAGCCGCGCCTTATGAACCAAGGAACTCTCTGATCTCTCTGATCTCGCAAACACCTTCATCGGGAAAGCGGCAATCGCTGCCAGTGCCGCTAGGAAAATACGTCGTGATGTCATAATCAGAATCCCAATCCTCTCATCATCTCATCCCACGGTTGAATTCTCGGTCGTGTCGGTGTTCGTCCACGGTTCGGCATAAACCGTTCCTCGTCTCGATAGTGATCATCCTTCACGTGCTCGTTTCCGCTGAGTCGCAATGCGTTTAATTGTGCAGAGTGCAGGTTGCTGCAGATCCGACCGACCAACCGCTCCATTTCCTCTAGGTCCAATTCCTGAGTGGCGTAAAGTTTGTCCAGGTGCTCGTCGTCGTACCTCGCCAGGATGTCTGCCAGCGTCAGGCCGCTGCTGACGCCTCTATCGACGAGCCTCCAGAGGAACCGTTCCCAGGAGTCGCCCCGGAGTTTTTTAGTGCGGCCTCCACGTCCTTTCGTTCCACGTACAGCCCGATATGAGCGGCAGCCACCTCCGCCAGTTTGATCGCGTCATTGGTGTCCCACAGGTCGAAGATGCCGTTCAACGCTTCCTGAACCGTGTAGACAGTGGCACCGGTCTCATCGACTATGCACATTGCCAGCAGCACGTCGTTGCTGTACTCGTGCTTCTTTGGTTCAATTGTGCCGTCTTTCTTCTGGGTCGCTTGCCGCCATTCCCGCTGCTCGGTCCGCGTAAGCGATTGCAGGCGAATGTCCGAACCGTCCGCCAGAGTCACGATGCAATATCGACGTGACACCTTCACGCCTCGGGCTCGGATTTCTTCCTTGGTTAGCATCTCCCCACTTCCTTTCTGAGTTCTGGAAAATCACAAACGCCGATGACTGTAAACGTCAGCCACGGCATGTTTCGTTTATGCGCCTCGACTAACGCTCGACATTGCGTCGTTCCATCCGAGAACTCTTCCAGCAGTTCACAGGTTCCCGTGTACGTCAGTGGTCGCTTGGAACCGAACCACTGACGCGCGGTGCATGGGTTGCCAGTCCTGCAGCATTCGCCACAGCGGTTGCACGTCAGCGGTTGGTTCAGCACTGGTAGCATCAATAAAAACACCGGGCCGCGAGCCGGCTAAGCCGGACCGCTCAGTGGGGACGAAGCGGCTGGGATTGCTCCCATACGACTTAGCCGGCACACGACCCGGCGTGCAGTCCCCACTGCGTAACGTTTACGACTCGGAGGGTTCCTCCTGTGCTTCATCCGCCTCGGCTTGCAATTGCCAAAGTGGTGGCGGGAGTGCAGTGTGCGGCAATGGATTGGCGTTCCCGTGGATTTGCTTTGCCTCTGACTCAATCAACTGTTTATGCGCTTCCACGAAGTTCTCGAACTCGCCAATCGGACTGAACTGCGCCCCGGCTTGCGTGCCGATCCAGCCGACCTGCAGCCTGCACGCTGGATTTCTGTAAGCCAGTCCTTGGCTGTAGACGAATACCCTGTACTGGTTGTAGTCGATCCACCCAGGAATCGCGGCGGTTGGATCCCAGTCGCGGTGCCGTTCGAGCTTCACTTTCATCGGATCGGAAAGTAGTACTTGCGACATAACGTGATGTTCCCCACTTTGAAAACGAATTACGAGGAGACGGTGCGCGTCGGGCCTGTCTCGCCATCCCACTTAAACTTGAATGTCTTCAACTGCAATGCTTCGGTCTCGGCGCTGTAACCAGGCAGCATCATCACGCTGAATGCGAACGCAGTCCCGGTGACGCTTTCCGGCACGCTGGCACCGCTCGCGGTCGGACCAGTGATCGTGATCGCCTGAACGACTTTGGTCGGATTCGCAAGCCCAGGGCTGTTTTGGTAAACGACGGTATGTTCCTCGAAGTCTTCCAACTCAGCCGGTAGCCAAGTTTCCTTGACCGTGTTGGCGAGATAGGTCTTGCGAAGGATCTTGACCGATCCAACCACTGGAGTGATCGAGATGATTCGTAACGTCAAGCCGTCCGTGCCTAGCGTCAGCGTTGCATTTTGTTGTGTATCGAATGTGGCTAATGCCATGTCGTCGTGCTCCTAGTTAAGTTCCGCCGCTTTCGCTGTGCATGATTCGCAAAACAACGCGGGTCCAGTATTTTGATTTGGCGCTTCCGTCAGTCGGTTTGTCGTAGCCATCGTCTGGCGGGTCATCGACGAACACCGAATTGACGTAGATGTTTCCGCTGTACAGGTTTCTGGCCATGCTGTTTTGTGTGGTGACTTTGACGGCTTCTGCGAGCGCATCAGCGTCGGCTCGCGTATCGCCCCAGCAGTAAACGTGGACGATGCTGAGACGCCCTCCAGTGCAACCAGTGAGGTGTCTGAAAACGTTTCCGCCAGGACCGCGCGTGTAGACGACGAATTGGCCGGTTGTCCATAGTTCGCTCGCAACATCGGGAGCGATTTTGGCGTTGATCCCGGAACCGACTCGCGACGTGATCGCGACTTGCGATTTCCAGAACACAACCAGTCCACCAGTCTTTTCATCAAACAGTCCCACACGTCATATTTCCTAAAGTGCCACGCCAGTGTTCACGATCGACAACACGAGATTCGATGTGGTCGAGCCGTAGCCAATGAGTGACACCCACTCCGGTGACGCCAGATCAGCCACAGGGCAAATGCCGCCGTCCTCGCCCAAGTAATAAAAGACGCCGGCAGTGAGGATGGCCCCCATACCTAGACTGCCTCCAATAATCAGACGGAGAGGTTGACCAGCCAATGCAGCGTGCAGCGAGATGCCTTTGACAGTCGCCGTGGCAGAAGATGTGTCGTTGTCCGCGATCTTGATCGTCAGCGCGGCGGCGTCGAGGTAGCACGCCAAGCCAGCGGTAGTGGTCGCACCAGCCGTACCGTCAAAAGGTGTGAACCCAGACACCGGGATGATGGCTGAATCCGTGATCGTCAGGTCGGGCATTGCCTATTCCTTTGATTCAAATGCTTCTCGGAAGCCGTCGTCAATCGCGTCCTTCTGAGCTGGCTTGGTCGCCTCAGCGGCGTGCTGTAAATAAAATCGCCCTTTGACTCGACCGACTACATGACCAGTCCCGCGAAACCCGCTGGCTGCCTTGCGCGGCGTCTTGCGACCGGTGCCTGGAGCCGGTGCAGTCCCACCGATAACCATGTCATGGCCGAGTTCGACGAGGTGAAAATGCTGACCGCCAGCCTCGACCTTCGCGCCGACAATGACGACGATGAATCGGCCGTCCTGGTAGGACAAAACGCGAGTCGCAGTGTGGTCCCGTAACGATTGCGTTTCGTCGCTGTCACCTGGATAGCCAGGCTTCGGCAGGTTTTGGTTCAATCGTTCTTTGACCACGTTTCCAGCTTCGCGCGCTCCGCGTTTCACTGCAGCCGTCCGACCAACGTGCAACAGGCGATCCAACTCGCTGTCGAGCTGACCGAAACTAGCAACGTTTGTGGTTAGGCTTGCGCTCATGTCGCTGCCAACTCTTTACAACGCAACTCGTACATCGGAGCCGCGCCTGTTTTCCTGATGATGTTCGCAAACTCGATATTCAATATCCGGTCCTTATAAATCCCGTTCGTGATCTTCAATCGCATCGTCGACACCACTCCAGGAAAGTACCGACACTGGAATACGTGCGTGATCGTTGGTTCTATCTTTCGTCCTCGAAACTCTTCGTCGCCGCCGGTTGAGATAATCAACCCAGGGATGTTTGTCTTAAAAGGTGGTCCGCTAAAGTTCTCTTGGTTGTCACCATCCGCTCGGATGTCCTGCTGGATATCACATCGATCTGGGAAGTGAGTTTGTTGGCAATATTTGTCAGGCATACTCCAGCGTCCTGCCCTCGATGGCGAGCATGTTTTCAAGTTTTCCTAGCATGTCGTCATCGACACACCCCAACTGATCGCGGTTCTGATACCAATGCGTGCAAAGAACCGTGATCGCACGTCGGTATATACTGGGTACGCTTTTCGGCGTCGTCCCATATCCGGCAACGTAGGTAATCGCCACCGAGTTAACCTTGTGCAGTGAAGTTGGCCAAGTCTGTCCGTAGGCGACTTCCAACCGCCCTTGCGTCCTCGCCGCGTCTAATTCGTAGTAGGTGCTTGCCAGCGTTTGCACCGCTTCATTCGTGTCCGTGTACGTGACCGAACTAATCTGCTGGATCGGTCCATAACGCAAACGCACCGGCGAGCACGGCATGTAGTCGCAGTACTGCGCTCGTGTCTGGGTGATGAGCGACCGCTTAGCCAACTCCTCCACGTACCTCCGCGCCGTCGGGATAAGATCCTCTCGAATAAACTTGTGTTCAGTTTCATCGTCTATGACGTAGGCGTTCACCTTCACGTCTTCCAAGCCGACCGGCTCGACAGTCGGTTCGATCGTGACCTTGTTGGTTGGAATCGTGAAAGTCATGTCAGGTCGTAATACAGGATGATTTGTCCGGTCTTGGAATTGCCGGCGTTGTTTACTGTTACGGTCAGTTTGTCGCATACCACTGGAAAGGTAGCCATTCGTCCAGTTCCGGCTGTATCTTCCAGTGGTAGATATGTCTCCAGGGTCGACGTCGTGTGTCGTGCGATCAATGCCGCAATAGCGACATCGTCCATGTGTATGGAGAGGTCGACGCCTTCCTCGTCCGTCAGCACCACATCCCAGTTTGCATCCGGTGCGGTTGAGCCAGGGTCGGTTATGATTTTGATTAAGCGGCCGACAATTTTTCGTGTCGTAACCGCCACCGAACCGGTCGTGTCGTCTGTTATAAAATCAATCAACACCTTACGGATGCCGGCGCGAACACCGCTTCCATCCACACCATCGTCGTATGTGACTGTTGCTGCACTGCCGGCCACGAATCACCTCAGTTGAAAAATTCGATAGCCAGCGATATGCATAATCGGATCGTTCGTTCCCGCACTTTGGCAAACGAACGACGGATAGATCGCGACAATCGGAACGTTCGCGGTCGCGGTATTCGTGCCAGTCAAAACACCGTTGACGTACTGCTCAATCTCAGTCACGCCATTGACGTAAAAGCCGAGATTAATATACGTGTCCTCTGCAATTATCGCCGCCGCGCGAGTTGCTCCCGCGCCAGCCTTTTCGCCAGTAAAGAGCAGAATGCCGTCATCGGTAACGCACTGCCAGCCGATATGATTCGCCGAGCTATTAGCCGATGTGGCGATCAGCGTAGTATCGAGTTCCGATAGCCCGACAAAAATTTCCACCTTGTCGTAGGTGTCAACGATTTTGATCCTGAATTCGGCCCAGATGTGCTTGCCTGCGGCCGGGAGAAAACACGCCTTGTTGTGCTGGAGCGTTGCGCCTTGTGGTGAAGTGCTGCTATTCGAATCCAGTTCAAGAACCCCAGGCGCCGCCGTGCTGATTGCGGCAGCTCCGGTGGTTGCCTGGGTAAGGACGTAATCGCCAGTGGTTGCGGCGGCGTCGTAAGTATTCCACCGCTCGTCGACCATAAATCCGATCATCGGATCATGGATGTATTCCAGCAACGGACACGTCTTCCACAAGTTTGCGGAATAGCCTGACTGTAATGTTGGATCGTAATGCGACACTCGGCGAGTGCCGGGGTCGGTATATCCGCGAGTTGGCATTGATCGAACTCCTTGATGACGACGCTTTCGCGCCGGCGAATGGAATCGCTGTCAAAACGAATTACGTCAGGGCCGTGGCCGGCACATCTTGCTGGTATCGTCCACGGTGAAGAATAATGAGCACTGAACCGACAACAGGATCGTTGACGGCTTCGACGAATTTCATGCACAGATAGTTGTATCCCGTGTCCCCCAACTCCTCGGCTTCGACTTCAATGATGTACATGTGGGCCGATCCGGCGGTCGTCGCGAATCCGGTCGTGGCTGCCATCGCGTAAGGGCCTTCAACGTCTGTCGCGGTGATGACTTTGTAATGAAACGGAATCGCGGTCGAAGCGGTTGGCGGATCGGCGGCATCACTGCCTGCCAGCATCGTGATCGTGGCTGACGCGGTGCCGCCGGTTGCCACGCCGTTCATCACGACAAATGTGGCTCCGCTGTAGCCCTTCATGTTGACGACGTCGCTGTACTTCGTGCCGTCATTAAAGTCGGCAATCGGGTAAATGCCGGCGACGAAATGTGCTCGCTGGGAAAGTTGACCGGACATCTTCAAGTCTCCAATGAGTGTTGGTCTGTTTCAAAATCACGCCCGAGTATCGAGCTTGATGTACGGACTTTTCGTTGCGCTTCCCTTGAATGGAGTCAACTGACTGTTCCACACCGGTTGAGCATCGAACCGATAAATAAACCGGAAAGTATTCTCGTTCGTTGTGAAGCGGACGTGGATGCTCGAATCGGCTTGCATCTGGTCTTTCTCGATGCCGACGATTTGCGAGAAATCAACGAGCATAATGTCGCCGGTCGTGCCGAGCGTGGCACAGTATTCGACCGGGATCATCGGACGACCCATGAGAGTCGCGTAAGGAGACTGCGACAGGCCGCCAGGCGGCAGATAGACAGGAACGCCGCCAGTTCCAACCGCAATTGTCATGGAGTTGAGTTGCGGCTCGCAGTCCTGATTGTAAATCCAGACGGCATTCGCCCGCGACCGCGCCCACAGCCGCGCCCACATCTTTTGGATATTCTCGAAAACGATCGTTGCTGCCGGCTGGTTCGTTTCTTTCGCAACGGAAACTATTCCAGGGCCATTCGCAAAGCCGAGCGGCTGACCTGCGCCGGAACCGTTGATCAAGGAATCCTCGATCATGAAGACGGTTTCTTCCGAAAAAGCCTGCATGAAAATGGCTTCGATTGCCGAGGCATCGCGAAGCAGTCGATTGCTGGCATAGGCAAGGCCGATCAACTCCTTCAACTCAAGTTCCATCGTGCGGAAAGACGGCTTCTTTGCCGTTGCCGCGTCGTTTTCGGCTCCCCAGTACATTTGGATTCCGCCCCACCGAGAACCTGTTGCTCTGCTGGTCTCGTTGATGCAAGGCAACTTGAGCCCATCGCTGTCAGATCCAATCGGAATGATCCGAATCCGACTCTTGAGCTGTGACAATTCGTTCACGCGGGTCATCAGCGCGGTGGAGAAATCCTTTTGGATCAAATACCCGCCATCGCTCGGAACGCCAGCCTGCGCCGATCCAGTGGCCGCAGTCAGCAATTCCCACTTCAATCGCTGGTCGCGTGCGCTGGGGTTGTCGCCGTGCATTCCGGCGTAGGCGATGGCTTGGAGCTGTTCGCCAAGGCTTTTGAACGGTTGGGGTCCAACCGGATCGATACGGGTTCCGCCTCCAAGAGCGTCCGGCTGAGTTGTGCGGCTGGCTGGCTGGGACAACTCGCTTTCCAGTGTGCCGATGAATGACAGCGTTTGCTCGTCAGTTGTCGCCTTGGCGATGTTTTCCTTGAGCGTGTCGTTCTCGGTCTTCAAGGTCTCGATCTTGGTCCGTTCTTCATCCGTAAACGGTCGACCAAGAGATGCAGCCGCTTTTGAATATGCCTTGAGTTCTTCAAGGATTGCGGCACGTCGTTGCTGCATTTCGAGTAGCGTCACTTTGTCGGCTCCTATGAGCCAGTGACAGCTACCAAGAAACGTTTAACGGCTGCTTGCCACTGGCGAGTTTTGAACTCGTCCCAGATAGCCGGCAGCCGCATACGCTTCTGACGCTCTATCGTCGATGTTGGATTGTGTGGGCGAAACTTGCCGCCCGATGCTGGAAGTTAAGCAGATTCCCCTTTGTCGTTCAATAGTTTTGTACCACGGTTGTTTCCAGAATATTTCTGGACCGTGGTTTTGCTTAGCCCAAGTGACTGAGCAATCTTGCGGATTGGCTCAGGGATTTGTCGCCGCTGACGGATCTCCATGCGAGTAGAGAACGGTAGTAGCTTACCGGTGTTAGCCATGTCGTGCCTCAGATGGCAATGGTTCTCGCTGGATTTGTCGTGCTGCAGATGGCTTAATCTCTGGCTTAACTTCTGGATCAATAGCTATCACTGCTATTTTAGAAATAGGATCATTAAGCGCAATCATTCGCATGTCATCGCTATTCCTGTTCGGCCAGATACAAGTCCAGCCGCAATGCGTCGTCACTCACAACTGGCGCAGGTGGCGATTCTGGTTCATCGGTTGGCTTCTCGATGTTCTCTACCGAGCGCGAATGCAATTCGTCTTTTTGTTTCTCTATTAGTGCTCGCGTTTCATTGATCGTCATCAGTCCGTCTGTCGCGTCGTCTTCGTCGAACCGATACGCAAGGTAGCGGTCGATGAACGCAGACAGCCGAGCCTTGATAACGTCGCGGTCCTGGTTGGCGAATTGCGCGTCGAGCAGATCGCAGCCTTGACGCACGATGGCATCCGGTAACCCGGCGAGAATGTCGGCGGAAAGAAACGAGTTCGTGGCGTCCGGATCATCAACCACATCGGCCGCGTGCAGGGCCGTTGGAAACCAGAGTGGAGGCAAGTCTTCGCCAGTTTCGTCTTTTAGTCTCTGATTGCGTTTGTCGAGCCGAAATTCTTCGTTCTTCTTCAAGACGAGAGATGCGCCAAAAGCATCTCTGTCACTCGCGGCTAACTCCATGACATACACTCCAATTGGCTTACCTCCGCCAATTGGTTCACTCAACGCCGTTGGGTCGAGATGAAGATCGCCGCGAGCAACGAGGATCTCTTTCATAAGCGGGCGACCGCTGGCATCTTTGCCGACTTCCCGCAAAACCGTATCGCTGCGAAAGCTGTGATATCGCCCCAAAAACTTTCCCATCGAATCGGAACTGGCCCTCGGATGTCCGAGCCGAGCCTTCAGCCCGCCGGTTCGCTGCTTAGCGAGCGACACAACTTGACGAATCCCACGCCGGTCAAACTCCCCGCGTTTGTCGTGAAATTCTCCTTCCTCGGCAAGAATTACGTTGCGGATAATCCCGGCTTTTTGGTCAACGTCTTCGGATTTTAGTTGCGTCAGTACGTCAACCTTTTGCCATTCTGGTTGTGCTGTCATCGTCGGCATTATGTTGTCTCCCATTGTGATTTGCTTTTGTGTTCTTCCATCGACTGCCACTGGCTGCACCAACCGTCTTTTGGAGTCGGTGGGTAGATTCCCTTTACGCCTAACTCACCTGGACGACCCGTGGCTATCGCGATCGCAGTCGGTGCATTGCGCCGGCACTCGCTAGTCAGTGCCGAGAATGCTTTGCAGGTTGAACACGTTTGTCCGGGTGTCATTTCAGTAGAACTCCAATGATGAACCAGTGACTAATCCTACGACGCTTGACATCCATGCAACGTAAAACAGCAATAGCCGATCATTGGCACGCTTATTCAAGTTGCGCATGTCATCGTGTGCTCTTTGAGACGATAGAATGGCGCAGATCAAAGAGGCTGAATTGCCGTTTCGCGCCATATCCACAACGAGTTCATCTACCATTTCTCGTGAATTCATACGCTTACCGTCGCCCTTTCATCGTGCCACGTGGACAAGCACGCTTCGACCTTGCTTGGCAGCTCGTCCGCTGTGCAGTCCAACAGGGAATCCAATTGACGCAGCGACTCGGTGACATGCGACGAAGTAATTGACGACACCACTTCTGACGGTTGCCGCACGTCGCCGGTAGCCGTTAGGAATACCGACACGGGTTCCGACAGGCTGCGAGTCATCGTCGCCGCGTGCTTGTCGTAGAAGTCCCTCAACCGCTGGTCGAACTTGTTCGGCTTCTCAGTGATATGTTTGACGCTGTGAATCTCGATCGACAGCATACGCGCCATCGCATCGCGGAGCATTGCAGACGCGATCCGCTGCTGAGCCTGCTTCGCCTTGTCGTGCTCTCTCTGCAATGCCTCGAACTGCTCGCGTAGTGCAGACAGACCGTCTTCCTCTGGTGTCGGCTCGTCTTCCGGATCGTCGGCGGGAGGTTTATCGCTTGGTGGTCCAGGCTGGAACGGACTAGCCGGTGCATTCGGATCACGCAATGTGATCGGACGGCGGATGCCCTTGTCCTCGGTCCAAGCCGCCTTTGCGTCGTCGGTCATCGGAGGCAGCCCAAGTGCCTGACGAAACTGTTCCTCATCGTTCAATTGCGGAGTGATGGACCCAGCCCGCACGCCAATGCCATAGGTATCCATGCTCTGCCGAATCTCGTCACCTTGGCTCGGTCCTTGTTCGGTATTTGGATCAGTCGTCGCCTGCGGTCCCTTGGCGGCAACCTCAAGAGGAACCATCGCCTGCTGGACGAAATGCAGATCACCAAGCGGCCCGATCGGGTTCATATCTTCTCGTTCAGCCCATTTATTGAGCGTCAGCAGTCCATTGAAGAACTCTTGCACGCTTGCCGTCGTTCGGCTGGTTTTGTCGCCACGCTCCAGTGCATCAACGTTGAACTTGGCGTAGTACGTTTTTTGTTCTTCCTTCGTCAGCAATTTGCGCCACACCTCGCATTCCCATAACTTGAGCCACGGCATAAGAGAGTATTTGACGAATTCGATGCCTTGGTGCTCGATATTTCCGAAAGTCGCACGAAGCAAATGCCCAATCAGATGTGGCGGGACGCCATACCATCTCGCAATTTCCTCAACCGTATGCTGTCGACTTTCCAGGTATTGCGCCTCCTGCGCATTAAACGGCAATGTCCCAATATCCGATTCTGGTGGAAGCAACGCGATCTTTCCAGCGTTCATTGGTCCGCCGTGAGTGTTCATCCACTGGCGACGGAACTCTTCAGAATCCTCTGGCTTACGAAACTTGCCGTTTTTGAGATACGTAGACGGTCTACCGCTGTTCCCGAAGAAGGCTGCGCCGTGCGTCTCAGTGGCAAGACCAAATCCAATTGTCAGCGCCGCATTTTCAACTACACCAAGACCGACCACCCCGTCATTCGTTATGATCGACGGGACATGGAACATATTCTCCTGTTTGATTTCTGTCTTGCTACCATCGTCATTATTGACCAAGTACAGCAATCGACCGTTGCGGCGAATGATGTTTGATCTGGTTGGAATTCTGCTTGCATGAATCGGATACAACACCATAACCTGCCCGCCGCGATTCCGGCCAATCTCAGCAAAGCAATTACCGCGGTTAACTTGATGATTCATACGACTTGACCGAAAGGTCATTGACGACATTTCGGTATTTGGTTCGTCGTGAATAATTCGTTGCACTGGATGGTCGAAGGCAACTTCACTACCACCACCAGGAAGATACCTCAGTAGGTTAAACGGCAGCATTCCACCAGTGCCGCAGAGTAGCCTCGTGGATGCCCAGCAAGCCGAATACGTCAACGCAACCGCTTCGTCCACGCGAATTCCAGAAGCGTTCTTAATTGATGGAGGACCATACCAGTAGTCGTCGAATGGATCGCTGCCAGACGATAGTTCATCTTTTGACGGCACAGCCTGATCTATTCGCTTGTCAGTCAATCCAAAGAAGCTAAGCAAGCCCATTACCGCCTCGCAATCGTGAGATAACTACCAGCGCCAGCACAATGATGCCCGTCGTGATCCAAGGCAACGCAGGATTCAGTTGGTACGAACCGTAACCAATGGCACCAACGGCCGCGAGTGAAGCCACGATGTCAACCGTCCGTTCCATCAATCGCCTCCGGTGCAAGAACCGACAACTCGATGTCCTTGGAAAGCACCATAAACCGCAGATCCGGGAACTTGCTGGAAATGTCATCACGAAACCAATTGACATCTTGAGCGCTTCGGAATCTGGCTCGCAGAACGATGATATCGCCAGCCTTCACATCCAGTTTCGCGATCTCAAAACGAACCGCCTCGTTGTCACTCATACTCCAATCTCAGGATTCCAGTAGTTCGAACTAGATTCACCTTGCATCGCCCTCCCGACCGCCATCACTGAGGCCACAATGCCATCGATACGACCAGTCGACTTGCCTTTTGTTGGCTTATAATTCCCGGCATCGTCGGGTTGCGTTACGCACGCATTGGACGCCATCCACCGTAGGATCGGGTTGCCACCGTGGACTAATTTTTGTTCCAGAACCATCGCATGAAATGCCTTGCTAGGTTCGTTCATCGACACCAGCCCTTGCCGAAACTCAACGACAGTGAAACCATCGTCGTCAGCCAACTCCTGACAAATCTGGGTCGCGTTCCAGGGGTCTGCCGCGATCTCTTGAATGCTGTACTTCTTCCCGAAAGCGTTGATGTCTCTCCTCACCATCCGGTGATCGATCGTGTTCCCGCTCGTAAACGTGACGAATCCTTTATCTTTCCACAGTCTGTAAGGCACGCTGTCCCGTTGCTCTCGCTGGATAACGTTGTCTTCTGGAATCCAAAAATGCGGCAGAAGTGCAATGCGATCGTCGAATAAACGAAACGCCATCACGAACGCTGTGACGTCGACCTTGGAAGACAAGTCAAGTCCAGTCCAACACGGCTCGCCATCAAGATCCGGCAGTTCTTCATTGCAGGAGTCCCACTTGTCCATTGGAATCCATCGAATCGCCTGCTCCGTCCAAATGTTGAGATAGAGCTGCTTAAACGTGTTCTCGTAAGCCGGGGACTGTTGCGCGAGTTCACACTCCGTTCGGTAGAAAGACTCTGGCACTGAGACGCCAAGATTCGGCTGTGCCTTGTACCACGTCGTCGGGTTCTTCCAGTCGTCTTCGGGATCGGCAGCGAAGATAACCGGCAGAATTTCCTCGTTCTCTAAAATCCCGTCGCGAATCTTGCAAGCCAGTTCATGCTGTTGCCAGCAAATCGAGTTGCGATCCCAACCAGCTGTTGTGATTGCAGCCAGCAAAGGCTGTGATCTCGCACCCATGCCCGTCTTCATCGCGTCCCACAAGTCGCGTTTCTTCTGCGCGTGCAACTCATCGAAGATGACGGTGCTCGCGTTCATTCCATGTTTCGTTCCCGCGACAGCCGCAAGAGCCTTGTACCCGCCTCGCACCATTCCACTGTCCGTGTCGACGTAGGTAATGGCGTTCTGGTATGGCTTGGATCGCTCTTCCATCCATTCATTAGCCAGCACATTCTGCTTGGCAATCTCAAAAACGACCTTGGCTTGATCTCGGTCAGCGGCGCAAGAATAAACCTCAGCGCCAGCCTCCTCATCGTTGTACAACGAGTACAAAGCGATCCCAGCAGATAACGTGCTCTTCCCGGCCTTCCTTGGAATCTCGATGTAGACCAGTCGATATCGCCGCGTCCCATCAGGTCGCATCCACCCAAACATTGTGGCGATAATGTTCTCTTGCCATTCTTCAAGCACCAGTCGACATTCCGGCCACGGTTTACCGGCGAGTGGACCTTTAACGTGTCGAAGTTCGTCGTAGAAAAACTTCAACGCCATCGCCGCGTCTTCAGGGAAATACTTGCAGTCGCCGGCAGTCTTTGACGGACTGTATCGACCACCGCTGCCAAGCGTGCAATGCTCAGCAGTTTTCGCTCTCGCCAACCAGTATTCCCAATCTTTTTCAGCCATCATCCATGTTTCAGTCGAGATTTGAGGGAATCACTATTACTTGCCGTTTTTGGTCCACCCATCCCAGCGCGAGAAGCGGGACAGAGCCCGAACTCTGCTTCGAGTCTCGCCAGCAATTGCGACCACTGTTGAGACTGTCTGACCTGGGGATACTGTCGATGGATTAAGCCACCCTGTTTCGTAGCGGATTCGTAAGTTGTACCGTTCTCAGTAATGAACTCTTCCGCCTCTCGCCACCGATCCCATGTCAGGCAATACCTTCCCAATGCGTTGCGGTCCCGCTTTGTCAGCACGCGAGCGGAAAACAGCAGATCCACCAGCTCGTCCCACATAGTCGCCGCCTCGTCGGTCAAATAAGACGGCCGGTCTGGTCGTTCCGCTTGGGTGTGTCTGTCTATTCGATTAGTTACTAAACCGCTTCCACGGAGCTTCAAGACGGCTGTGGGGGTCGGTTTCGGCCCTCGTTTACCCATAACTTCAATACCCTCGTATTTGCGCAGAGTTAGTCGCGGCGGTCTACGACCCATTCGACTTAGAGAAAGTGCACCCCCCCAGTGGGATAATATCTAAGTCATCCGGCAGTCGACGTAACTCTGTGTTCGATTTGATTCTCATTCTCCACGGCTCGTTCTCGTTGAGTGGCATCGCGTGCATAGTGCCATGAGGTTGTCGTCGTCGTACATCTTGTCCGCATGCTGTCGTACCTTTGCGATGTGGTGTGTCTCAGTTGCCAGTGTCGTTCGTCCTTCCGCTTCGCAGTCGACGCATAATGGATGATCACTCAGGTATGCATGGGAATGCTTCTGCCATCGCTTGCTGTTGTGGGGGCGCTCCGCCTTGCTCCGTACCCGCTCACGGCGTGGTCCGCACTTCGAGCACACGCCCGCACGGACGATTCCACCACACCTGCATACGGACGGTACTGCTGTTGGCATCGTGCTACGTCCTATACCCGGCTAGGATCTCTAGTACCCAAAGACTCTTTCTGTCTGACCCAGCATCAGCACTAACCTCGACCCAGTAGGTGTCTCCGTCCTTCAGTGCCACATCGTCGTCAATCGTCCCACGGTACTTACCGCTGGAGTCCGTCACGTAGGACATGGACACCGCTGTCGCGTTCGTTACTGAAATCCTCAGTTCTCCATTCGTAACGCTCTTACTCGGAGAGGCAGACAGGACTACTGCCGTGGAGGATGAGTAGCTGCTGATTGTCGTTCGAAGGTCTGATCCATCAGCACCAGCGCCAAGCAGTACGATTGACCGTGCAACATCACCCGCAACGAAAGGGCCACTGGCAACGTTCAGTGTGGTACTGGCTGCAACCGATACGGCATCTCTTGCCTGAAGTCGGTACAGCGTGAACGTGACGGTAGCGCTGTTGAGGAACAAATCGGTGCTGGTGTCTTTCAGCTCGTCGAGAATCACCGAATTGTCGGAACCGATGTAAAGTTTTGTCATGCGTACTCACTGTCCTGGTTTACTAACGTTCATTCCGGCAGCATTCACCCTTGTTGCATCTTCATTACTTGCTTCTGATAGTCATGCTCGGACAATCCTCCACTTGCTGCGTTTGAAACAATATGTGATGCGTTTGCCGTCCAGTCGGATAATAGTCTCTGGCTCGTCTCCGTAGGCGGAATATCGAACTAACCCGCTAAACAGCAATCGCTGACGATCAGAAATAATTCGCACGTCAACGAATTGCCCCCATACCAGCCTTTGATGCAAACCCTTTCCAGTAATTCGGCACTCCACCGCTTCAAATTCTCGATCGTATCTATCTATTTGTACTGTAACGCCATATCGCGGATTCTTTGCCGCTAAATTAATGGTTAGACTTTTCATTAGCATTCCCCGCAATCGCAATCGACTTCCAATGTTCCTGTCAGCATCGGACTCACGGACGTCTCGCCAGTCAGTAATGGTGTGACAGTCACGCTCCCGGTCATCGCTGGCTCGACACGAATCGTTCCGCATATTCGGAACCCGCCAATCTCCACGCCGCCACTCGCCGACGCATAATGCGCGAATGACAGCCTGTCTCCGAAGTCGATGACTTCAGACGGGTCCGACACCCAATTGCGCCACGGCAACCCAACGCTAATTGCAGACCCGCGACGTTGCTTGGTATCTAGGCTCATGGTCCGCTCACAACCTCCCCGATCGTAGTTGTGCCGGTGACGTCCGAGACGTCCGCTTTCTGGTCCACCGTCGCAGCATCGTCGTTGTAGAGGCTGTACTGCGTTGCCGTCTGAGTCTTCCTGTTCCTCCAACCCTTGAACAAATAGGCGAGTTTCTGAAGCGGTGTTGCATTGACAGGCGGCGTGCCTTGACCTGGCTCTGCCTGAGCGGCTGAAAGCGTTGCAACATCACCCACCGTGGTGCCAGATAGGTCCATCCCGACATCGATCCACGGCGAGTTCACCCGCTTGCCGGTTGTTTCTCCAACAATCCGAACCACGGCAGCCGTGTTAAACGCATCGTTGGGAACGTCGATTCGATAATGACCGTTGCCGAACTCGTAGACCGTCCCGGCGGCCCAGGCAGGATCAAGGACGTTGAAGTCAATCAGCGGCTCAATCTGCGAACTGAAATTGGGACTCGTTGGATTGGCGGAATAGAGACCATAGTAATAAAGGGCTGGGAACGTGGCCGCTACGAGTCCGGTAACTGGCAATCCAGCATCGTCAACGATCTGGATCAGAATGCTCTGACTCGTTGATCCGATTTTTCTAAACATTAGGCGCATGCCCTCCGTCGATGCAGTAACAAGCCACCTCCGCTTGGGAGCGTGAACGAGTTAGTTCTCAATTCGCTCTGGTAGCCAGTTGACCACGACCGATAGAGTGCCTCAGTCTCTCTCAAAGAAAGTGGTCGGTTATAGATTCGTAGGTCGCCAATCAACCCACCGAACGCCACCGATCCACCAGGACGGTTTGCGATGCCGTCAATCATGATCGACAACCCGGCATCCATCGTCCCGTCCGTCGTCACGTCGCGGCCGTCCTCGGTGAACAGAATCGTTCCGTTGTCGCAACTGATTACGTAATAGTGCCACTGGCCGTCATTGCTCACCGTGCCCGTTGCGGTGGCGTTCCCGGATCCGTTCATGTCCCGTAGAACAATCGTCGTTGCCGCAGTGAACTTGATATCCGAGCGGTTAGTCTCGTTATTCCACCCGACAATATTGTTGGCGCTTCCCACGTTGCGCTTGCAGGAAAAAGCGAAGGTCCGGCTGTTCAACGTGTACTGGGTAAGTGTGACTGCCACGTATTGAGTTGACGAGTCGGTGAACTGCAGAACCGTACCGGGAACGCTCGTTGTCCAGACCGGTGAATTCGTCAACGTCCCGTGCTTGGTGACCGTCTTGCGAAAACTGCATAGATCGTAGAGGCGTGTCGCCCAAGGATCTGGGGATGTCTTCCCTGGATGTGCCCCTGGATGCCACCAGATTTCTAACCCACGATTCAGAGGCGCGGACCAGTCGACTGGGTTTGACCAGTCAATTGCCTGCGATTCGATACTCTGCAATCGTCGTGGGACGAGGAACATTTAGTACGTGTCCGTAGTAACCATGTGTGCCTGCGTGAACAGCGATTGACCACCCGCATAGTTGTCGACCACCACACGTAGCCGCCCGATTCCGAGAAGGTTGATCGGCGCGACAAACTTCTCCGCTTGGTCGCTTACGTCCGCGCTATTGTCGTGAGCGTAGGTGCAGGCTTCGTAGAACGTGATCGTTGTGCCCGACACGGATTTAATCCGCACGATTTCGTATTTCGTGGAATCGGACGTGTGCCCCAGGAACAGCAGATCACCGGCCGCCAAATTGGTAGCCGAGTTAACTACGCAACTCGTCGCCGTTGCGATGATGGCACCGTTGAGCGTGGTTTTGCCAACCGACGAACCGAGCTGGACAATGCCCTCGAATACCGGGTGCCACTTGTCATTGCCGCTGCTGGCTGCAGAGGCTTCGACACGAACCACTGGAGCGCTCGTGAAGTTTGTCCCGCTGGCCCGCCCGATATCGACGTAGATGCTCGCCCATAATTTGGTGGCCACATCCTGAGCACTGCCAATCGCCTGAGCGGCCGTTGCGACCGTCTGCCAGGTGAGGAGTGATGTTCCCTGCGTTTTTGTTGGTGAACCCATTATCCCACCTGTGCCATGACGTTGACTAATCCGTTGACGACGAATTGCACATCGTTGTCGGCCGCCGTATTACCAGCCGCAGACACGGTTGAATTCTCAAGAACGCGCAACATGACTTGATGAGCCTGAGTAAGTGCCGAGTCTGGGTTATCCCGAATGTTCTGAGCCCATTGCAGGCGACCTTGGTGGAAGGCGGTCTGCGGATCCTCAGCAATCACGTCTGTGGATGCCTTGACCACCGCGCGAGCAACCTTTTTGTGAAGGTCGTTGGTCTGGTCGTTGAACAAATCGAATTCCTCTACATATGCCATTGATTTCAACCCCTAATTAAATTCTCTGATTTAGTTATCTCTTTGGTGCGCCTCGATGACTTCACCGTGTGCTAACTCGTCACGGACTGTTGATAACTTCGATCTTATCCGCCTTCGTGAATCGAGCGTGGCCGATAAGCCCACTATCCGTCTTGATGACCTTGGTGCGGATCTCGATCGGAAATTCCGTCCCGTCCTTTTTCAGGCCATCGCACTTAGGGACTACCACGACCTTCTCATTGTCCACGGGGCCGTCAAAACGCCGCCTGAACGCCGCTAAGTGCTGGCCCCGGTATCTAGGCGGCATCAGTTTTTCAATCTGCATGCCTCGCATTTCCGCCTGTGTATAGCCGAACAACTCCGCCGCACTGGGCGTGGCGTTGAGAATCGTGCCGTCTGGATTGACTGCGATCGAATGACCAAGTGCGGCTTGGTAGAGAAAAACGTCGAAGCTCTCTTGCGTCATGAATCCCTTGAGTTTTTCGTCTTGAGCGATCAGCCACGCATTTAGTTGCGCATTCAGCTTTTCAGTTTTCGTGTCCGGGACGAACCGAGATGCAAACTGCAAGCTCACTGGCACAACGGCTACCGCTGTCCACATGAGGATTGTTCCGATTGTTTGCCGCGTGATCATTTGCTTGCTTTCAGTTCAAAGCCAAACGCTCTCGCGATTCCCGCAAAAAGTAGTTCGACAAGTGGAGCCAACTTTGGCTGAACGAACCCAAACCCAGTCGACAACCCACAACAAATAAATCTCCAGTCCTCAATATTTACGTTCCACTGCGGCACGACAAAACGGATCAAAGCGAGTGCGCCACTGATTACCACAACACCACTGATCGACCCCAGTAATACCGTTCCCGCTACGGTTCGAAACTTGGCTTCCTGCTTTGATTGCAGAAACTTTCCGGTGCCTCCAATAGCCCCACTCGCGAAAACCGCGATGTACGTGATTGATTCCAGATCCATTTTTCATACGGTGCCCATTAAAGTTCTAACCTCTGGTGTCCGATAATTGGTCCCATGAGAAACGGACAATGGCTACCGCCAGACAAATACATGCACTGGGCATACGTCGCGTTCGCGTTCGGTGTCGGCCATTCCATCGCGGTTGCCATCGTCGGGTATCTTTCAGTGTTGGTGCTCACTGCCTTCAAACTGCTTGGACTGCCGCCGTTCTAAGGGTTCTGACAGGCGTAAAGTGCATCCTCCGCCGCGTCCAAATAAGCATTGGCTGTAGCCAAATCGAATTGCAGGGAGGCTGTCAACGTCCACGACGTTGCCAGTGCGATTCCGATATTCGTGACTGCCTCTTGAGCCGCTTGGACCGCCGATTCCTCTGCCGAGCAGTCGGTCATCATCGTGGCCTTCGCATCGGACAAGGTCCTCAGTGCTATCACCAACTTGGAAACTTCGGCAGCGTGGGCGTACAGCAACTTCACATGCTTTTCGAGCCGTAATGTCAACCGCTTGAGAATCCGGTCACGTCTAGCGCGGGCTTGTTGCAGTGAGTCCATTACGTTTCTCCTTGAGGATTTCGATGGCGCGAGCATGGATCATTTCCAATACCCGTTGATCTTGCGCAGCCACATCATTGCTACGCTCTTGAGATTTCATCGCACGCATCCAGCCAGCTTCCTGAGCTCCAACGAAGACTACGTACAGAACGACGCACTGTCCGAGAGTTTTCCAACTGGAGAGAAACTTGAAGGCAGCCGATTGCAGTATCGCATTCATTTTCCAAACAAGTCCTTTAGGGTCTTGATGAGTTCAATAACAAACGCCAGCACCACAGCGAGCGTGCCGAGCGCCACCAAAAGACGCAGCAGTGCCGGTGGAAGTCGCCCCTTGCCACCTCTGCCGCCCAGTGGAACGCGCACATGGACACTCGCCTCCAATGAGTCGTTCCCGTTGTTGTCCGGTATCCGCTTCCGTCCGAACCATGTTTCCATCCCGGCTGCCCCGCCAGTTAGTTACGAATCAGCTTTTTGCCTGGTTTTCCGCCCGCGCTCGTTCCTCAACTCCGCCCTGTGCCACGGACGCTTCCTGCACTTTGCGATCGGCAAGAATGGCGGATCGCTGATCCTTCTCAGCCATCGCGGAGATTAGCACTTTGATTGTGCCTTGTAATTCCTCGATTTTCTTGTCCTGTTTGGTGGCACGGTCGTTGGTAAGCTCGTGCACCTTACCGATTTCGACTAGTGTTGATTCGACCTTTGTGTTGGTTGTTTTTGACGCAGCGTCTACTTTCGTGCCAGTACGCCAAGCTGTGATAATCGCGACGATCATTCCGCCAAAACCAGCGAAGATCCCGGTCACCAACACCAACAGTTCTGCAGCGCTGTATGTCACGCTCACTTACCAATCAACAAGCAGATTCCTGCGCCGGCCGCCAAGCACCCTTGAATAACCGTCATCGCGACGATTTGCAGGTTGGTCAGCGTCACGACCGCGTAAATAATCAGCCAAATTGCAAGGAGGATCACTCCCCAGGACTTCGCCATACGTCACCTCGCTATCAGTTCGCCTTCACTTCCGGTGGTCGCTTAAACTCCAGAATTGGTACAGCGCCAACCGCATCCTTAAAAGTTATCTGGTTGCTTTCTGGAGGAATCGTCACGTTCTCACACAGCGCCATCTGGATACCAGATTTGCAGCGGCGTTTCTCGAAGAGGTCTTCCAGTTGGTTCCCCTCTATCAAAATGTCCTCCGCATCCTGAAGGTAGAGCTGTGACATGACGTCGGCTTTGCCATCTTTGCGCAGACCGTTGTTGTAGATGCGATTATTGCTAATCGTGATGTATTCACAGCGGTCGTTTAACCCGCTCACCTGCAGGCCGTGAGCGTCATTACCACGGATAGAGTTTTTTGAGATAACCCCGTACTTACAGAATCGCGAGACCGTGATACCGATCTCGCCGCCGTAATAGGCCTCGTTCCCTTCCACCAAGAAGTTGGAGCAGTTGTGCAAGACGATTAAATCCCCGCTGCCCTTGTTTGCTGCTGGATTTGCAGGATTGTACGGCTGGCTTTCGCCTCGCATGATGTTGTACAGGATTCGCAGTGACACATTCCGCCGGTTCATGTTGTCCGGATCGCTGAGCACAACGATACCTTGTCTTGAACCTTTACCAGCCAGAGGGTTGATGCAGCTGTTCCTGTACAGCTCAATGTCCCGCGTGCCAGCCGCACCACTCCAAATGTGGTAAGCGTACTGAAGCCAGTTTTGGATCTCACAGTACGCAATGCGGGACCGCAGCATACCGCTGCCAAACCTGAAACCGTATTGAGTGCCGCTGCCTTGGCAATCTTCCACAGCAACACCTTTGCTGTTCTCAAAATTGATCAAGTAGTTCGTCGTGGGAAAAGTTCCTAGCAGTTCGCAGCGGGAGATTTCGACATCCTCACAAGCGCCACTATTCGAGAGTAGCGTGTGGGCCACTGCCTGGATCGCAAGACCGTGAATAGTGACGTGTTTGGCCGCGTTCAGCACGATTGCATTTTGGATAAACTTCGGCGCGAGTAGTGTCGCGCCAGTACCCCACAAATTACATGGCTTCTTAATGGTCAGTTGCTTGCTGAATCGGAATGTGCGTTCAGGAAACTCCGCACCACCAGCGTCAATGGCGGCCTGGATCGCGACGGTGTCGTCATCAACACCGTTGCCCTTCGCGCCGTAGTCTAAAATGGATTTCATTGCTTACCGTCGATTCCCAATGAGAAAAACCGCCCCGCGGCGGATGCGTTGGGGCGAACGCGATTTGACGCGCGTTAGTTATTCAGGGTCTGGTACTTCGCGCTCGCCAAGATTGGTAATCGCACCGAAATCGCCGGGAGCACCTGGGGGAATGGTATCCTTTGCCACGAACTCTTGACTTGCAGTGGCCGGTCCCTCGTTCCCGTCGTCGTCCACGTAAGAACGCTCCAGGCGAACGTTCTTTCCCTTCGGAACTTCAAAGGTGGCGACACCGGCCAATCGCGGAACGGTCTGACTCTGGAACTCTTGCCCGTCGACGATCACCTTGACCTTCTGTTCTTGCACATCGACGTTTTCTGGTTTGTCTTCAACCGGAGGCAACTTGGCCTCGTAAGTGAGAATCCACATATCCGTAACTTCGTCCTTTCGTTCGCTCAGCAATACCCACTCCGTGATAGGCTCTGGAGTGGAGACAACTGGCGCGTTTAGTAGGCTCTCAATTCGGTCTAGTCGATCGGACAACTGCTGTCCGATTTCTTCTTGTCGACTATTGCCAAGGAGGACGAGCCGTTTCACTTCCTCTTGGCCCGATAAAGAGTCAAATAGCTGTCGGCTAATGAATACAACTCGGTTGTAAATCTGGGTCAATAAACTCATGATGCTGCCGTGGTTAAAATCCAAAAAGTTTACGCAGCCAGTCGAGAAATGGAGTTGGCCGCTTGGGTGGCTTAGGAATTGGAGTCGGAGTCGGAGTCGGTTCTGGAATCGGCGGACCTGGAACCGGATCAGGGTTGTCAGCCAATCCGCCCGTGAATTCGCCAGCCCACCAAGTGCCACCCTGCGCGGGAGTCATGCCGCTTTTCCATGCCCTCGACAAGCCGAACCCAACTTTAGACGAGTTGCTAGTGAGCCATCTGTAATGACCTGGTGACCTCATCCATCGGTCGATTACTGACGCGGCAAATGCTAGATGATTACCATCCCACGCAATGATTTCTTCACCACCTCCATGTTGGTGAAATCCCTCGAACCGCATGTAGTTCGTCCACGCCTGAGCGCGACGACAGTACGACTCGTCCAACTGTTGACGCGGCAACCCGAGCTGCGCCCGTCGGCGCATCGCCTCTTCGTAGATTGCAATGATCTCAGGATTGTCAACGAGTCTTGTCATCACTTCGCCATAAAAGGTTTGGAGAACGTTGGCTCGTTGCTGCGGCAATTTCATGTTCGAACGAAAAAAGGCGCGACATTCCAAAAGGAAATTCGCGCCGTCTTAGCGTCAGGTGGTTTCAACCCACACAGAATATCGGCTATACGCTGATGTTGGTCAAGTGAAAGACTACCGCACGATGGCCTCGATCACGTCCATCGTCATGGGTTCCGGGTCGAATATCAGGACATCACGCTCTGCCAGCACCCCCAGGCGAACGCGCCCGTGGATCGGCTTGGCGTACACCCTGATTATCCGTTCGGACATTGACGGTGGTATTTTGAGAGTCACCTGCTCAGTCATTGTCAGAGTCGACAGTTTCTTGGCTACCGCGCCCATCAGAATCCTTTCGAGTTAGTTCCTGCCGAGTTCAGTTACCTAGTTACCCACACTTCACCGTCTTCTACGGCTTTCTTTAGACGACTCAGAAATTGAATTGTGGTGGATTTTAGTTGTTCTGCTTGACTCAAAGTCGCTGCCATCATCTACCTCCGTCACAAGGCGAATTTCACAACCACATTACCAGCTTCAGTAAGACGTACACGCATATTAGCTTTGTCAACTTCGATCAATTGCGGCTCATGGAACTGCTCGACGAGAGCCCAACAAGTATGGGAGACGTGCCTCCATCCAGCGCCGCAATCTGGCGATCGGGATACGAGTCTCAAAAAATCTTTGTCTTGCGTGCTCATTGCCATTCCACCGTGCCTCCCAATACTTTTCTTGCTTACTGAATCTTTTCGATGTTGCCCTTCAGGTATTCCGTCAAAGGCATTTTCTTATTCGTCCGGTGATTGGTGACAACACCGTGGCACACCTGAACCGTCCGGATCTTGTCCCCGCGCTCACCGCACCCAATCTGCTCCCGCCGATTAACATTGGTTTTGTGATGGTTATCGGATCGCTGCTTGTCCAGAACGCGTTGCCGCAGAACCGCTAGGGCTTTGACGCGGTTTCGTTTCTGGCTCCGCTCATCTTGGCATTGAGCCTCGATTCCAGTTGGTCGATGAATAGCAACGCAGGCCGTTTCGTTCTTCTGGCGATTTTGGCCACCAGCACCGACCGACGCCACGCAATATCGAAAGGACACGTCGGACTCCCGGAACTCAGTTCGTGCTTCGCCACCAGTCACGGCAACGGTGATCGTTGAGCTTTGGCGTCTTCCGCTACGTTCAGTGGGCGGAATCCGCTGCCATCGGTGCCCGCCCGATTCCGGCGTCATTAAGGCACGGCATCCATTGCCAGTCAGCCGCACAGAACAGAATCCAGGTCGCTTATCCATGATGACCCACTCAAAGACAGCTCCGTTTCCAAACCTTCGTGTAGATGTCCAGTTGGTCCGGTACCAATAGCTTGGCATCGTCGCCGCCTTCAGCGGCTCGAATTTCAACAACACATGTTTCTGGTTTCATAATCAAACTCCTTTTCATAGTTCATCCCGTAATCGCCGCCGATACCAAACGAAACCACCAGCGGTATAGCAAACCTCAAAGTCGTCAGTCATACCTTCGTAATACTCTCCTGGAGGATATCCTCGTCTCCAAGGATTCGGCGACTTACCGTCTTTGATGCGTTGAACCCTGCCAATCCGCTCCAGTTCGTCCAGGTCGATGGTCATGACTTCCACCTAATCACCGAGGTTGTAAATGGGTGCCGAAAAGTCTCGTACAAAATCCTACCGATGAGCCAAATGAATCGCATGGACCGTATCTCCAGATAGCTGCCCTATTTAACGCCAAGACTTTGGAGCAAGCCCACCATAGCCGTATTTACAACCAGAAAACGAATCTCTGGCTGCCACGTTAACTCCACAGGACTTCGCAGCATGTTTCTCTCTTGAGGCATGATGTCTGTAACCCATACCTCGCCGTTTTGAACTGCCTCCGTCAAGCGATTCAAAAAGGAGATTGTCTGAGCTTTTAATTCTTCAGCTTGGCTAAATGTTGCAGCCATTCCGCGTACCCTCCAAAAGATTACTGCCGTTCTGAATTCTTAAAAGGCTTCCCGGCATATAGCGGGTAGATATCCCAATCCTTTTCTTGCTTGCACCAAAACTTGTGTTCTTCCTCCTGTAATTCGGCACAGTCCTTAGCGTCGTTCAGATGCTCGAACGTCTCCCATACACCATGGGAACCATCGAAGTGAACAACCAGATAGCCAACGGGATTTGCAATGTCTGGAGCAATACCAATTACTTGCGGGCTGTGATCGCTCATCCGAGTACTCCATAAGATTCACGTTCACGTTTTATCAACCGTGTCCATGTCGAACGTTGGGTGCGCCATCTCAGCAAACCGACGAACCTCACGGACAGCTTCGCCAATCACGTCTGGGATGCGTACCGCATCGTCAGCACGATTGGTCCATGTCCGAACTTCATCTTCGACGATCGCAAGTAAGTCAGCCGCTAAGTGGTACACGCCTGGGCAACTGTCGCTGTAGCCGAATTGCCTCATGCGGACAACGACTCGATCTGCAATCTTCTTTGTCGCCATCAGCTATCCTCCGATACGGTTCCATAAAATCGGTTGTGGTCCGCAATCGTCTCTGGATCGTTAGAGACCATTGCCCATCCTCGACAATTCGACTCACCACAATTGCAAGGCAAGCACACTCGGTGCTTACTGAGCTGCTCCCATGTCACCTGGCTGTTTCCGCAATATTCATCAATGAATTCTTCTCTGGTCATGCGTTCCACTAATCTCACGTAGGTCGCCGACGTTGGAATTGTTCGACGAGTATTGGAATCGTTCACCACCAGTAGTTCTGCCGGAATGCGGTACCACCATCGACTCCACATAGCTTGCAAGTGAATTGGCTTCGCTCGGATTAAGACAAACAATCTCCGCTGCCAAATCCTCGATCTCGTCGCCAGCGAAGCCGACAGCCACGTTTGGCGGTTCGCTTGGAGGTTGTCGTTCTGCTTTCGTGTCTGTCATGGTCATCTTCCCTTTGCGTACTCAGTCCGTTTTTGATTCGATGTGACTCGTGATATGTTTCATTCGTTCGAGCTGATGCGGCTCGCGAGCCCATGTCCCAAACCCAGCGTCAGCCAACTCTATCAACCGGCGAGTTTGACCAAGCGTAAGGAACGCCTCCCACTCCCCGACGCCAAGTCCAGCGGAGTAAGCCTTGTCGGCCGCGTCCATCTCGATGTCGTCGGCTTCTTTTTCAAGTCCGGGCATGTTTGTCTCCTACGCCGCTATTGTTTTGTACTATGCGACGGGTTGAGTTTTTGTTATCTGGCTCTCGACAAACTTTCGCATTCTGGTCCACCGCGCGGCTGGGGTTTCTCCATCCTGAATCCATTTGCCATCGGCGTCTCGCGACCATTGCTGGTATTCGTCGTTCTCGTACTCAATTTCGGCGGCCAGCGGACGAGCGATGTTAACCGCGTTCCCTACCTGCTCCGGGTCTTCGTAGTCAATCTTGCTGACGTCCACGCCGCGAGCCTTGCACACCACGCCAATCGTGCAGCATTGGCCTTCGTCGTCGATTAGCTCATCGGCAATGAGTTCCTTGACCGGCATTGCGTCCATCGCAGCGGCCAACTCCTTTAGGAAGGCTTGACCACGCTTGCCACGTGTGGCGCTTTTGACCTGGGCTCGCCAGCGACCGGCAGCCAGATCATCGTCGATGTCGTCTACGTATCCACTTCTACTCATGTGGTTTTCTCCTGTGCGAGTGTTTGCGGGTACGGTGGGCGCGGCTTCCAGTTCTCGGATCTCGCACAACATCGCACTGAAGCCACGGCAAACTCAGTGTAATCGCGACCGCCAGCAATTACGGCAATCATGGGGCGAGTTCCTTCCGCTTGGCGTCGGCCAATAGGTTGGCTTTCTTCTCACTGGTCGCTTCGCCGACGTATGCCAAATCCTCGATCTCGTCGCCAGCGAAGCCGACAGCCACGTTTGGCGGTTCGCTTGGAGGTTGTCGTTCTGCTTTCGTGTCTGTCATGGTCTTCTTCCTTTGCGTACTCGCCGTTACAGTTCAACGTCCGTCTGCTCGACCACACCATCTTTGACAGTTAGCCGTGTGATCGAATAGCCACCCTCCCAAACCAACAAGGCTTCGAGTTGGCCGCGACTCTCTTTCAATGCTGGCTCGAATATCCAATTGATGAACGTGCCCGACCCCTCGCCAGCCATGTCCAGCTTCGTGACAAGCAGTTGCTTTCCGTCGACTAGCGTTCCGGTAATCTCCTGGCCGCATCCACACTCCAGAGTGACTTCGTTTTTATCGATGTTGTCGACTCTTTTCGGATGCCAGTCTTTTCGCTCGTGCCTAAAAAAAGCTTCCAGCGGAATGGTGAGCTTGTCCAACTTCTTAGTTTTCCATGTGTCGACGTTGTAACTCATGATTACTCCTTGGCGATTATGTTTCGTACTATGCGGGTACTGGCTTCTTCTTTGCTAATTTTGCCGCTTCCCGTTCTGCCTTGGCCTCTGCGCGAGCCAACCGCTGAAGCTCCGCAGCTTTCTCTTGGTTGAAAATGCGTTTCTCAATCTCTTTTTGTGTTGGGTCTGGGTCCAGCGGTGTCCTTTTCACCAAACAGTCGCAGTACGTTTTGATCAATTCGCCTCGGGAGAATGAGTTGCTCGTATGGCCATTGAGAATTAGCCGCGATAGTTGAATCGCAGCTTCTGTTCACTCCTGTTTGCTTCTTTGCGGGCTAGTCGTTCGCATCGGATACATCATCAGCCAGTTGTTTCGCCCAGACGTCAATATCAACGTTTGTTGGGTTGGCTGCTCGCTGAGCAATCCGAGATGCCATCTGACGCATTTCGTCACTGGCAACCGATATAACGATTGTCAGCGACTTCAGATAGGCATCGTTCTGACGAACTAATACTGTCGCATCCAGCACATTGCGCAGGCGAAGGATCTCGACTTCCGCCTTTGTCAGCAACATCGCCGTGCGCCGCTCCCTGGCGTGCGATGGAAGGTTCATTAAGTGTGTTCGGATTTCCTCAAGCAAACTCATAGTTCTGACCTTTTGGCTATAGCTGCTATTCGTCTGTCACAAAGTTAATGAAATTGCCTACGTCGCTTTCGGTCGATTGCCTGGCAAGCCGATCAATTCCGCTCTCCGCGAATGCTTCAGGCACATAGGCTGGGTTCGCGACCAGAGTTTATGACCCCGCATTGACTCCGGTTGGCATGACTGACAATCGGCTCATACGTCCGACTCGTGGGCTAATTGTGTAGTCTCTGGAACGCTCGGAAATTGATACCGCTTCATCTGCTCATCAAGGAAATCTACGACCACCTTGCATTGAATCGCCGTCATATTCGCAATGTGGTCATCAGGGATGGCCCGTAGAACATTGGCGCAACTGTTAATCAGGCTGAGCGAGCGTCGGTGCTTATGCTTTACGTCCTCCATTTCCTCCCACTCGGTCAACTCAGCCATCAGGGCAGACGTGACATCCTCCGCCGTGATCTGAACTTCGACCTCAGTTTCAACCGTCACGTCTTTTATGATTTTCATGTTTGCGTACCACCTATAAGATTCAGCGCTTCGCTCGCTTCGCGTTTGCTGGATAGATCGTTCTGTAACCGACGTGGTACAAGTACTTCCCGTCCCTCGACAGCCACTCGGAATACGTGATGTTGCCATTGCCGCGTACCGCCCGACTGCGGCACAAGCCGTCATGACCTTCGGCACGGATACACACCTGACCGCCATGACCGTGTTTTATCCCGCAAGGTGTTTTCATAAGTGCTTATCGCTAATCCTGAAACTCAAGTTCGCGAGTTTTGACAAATTCACTTTTGCTTAGGCTTGTCACCCAGGGATGGGGTCGGCATCCCAAGTTTTTTCAGCGATTGGCAAAGGTGATGGCCTTCTGCCGGAATTCGATCGCCAGCCGTTCCGCCAATCCCACAATCCTTGGGCGCCGCGAGCTGGAATCGGGGACTCAAGTTTCTTGACGTCCTCCAGCACCCAACAAAACGGCCCTTCCGTGTGTTCGTGTCGGTACAACTCCGACCAGTTCTTAGTTGACCCCAGGGCAATCAGTCGCTTGCGCCGCTCTGGATCCACGCCGTACTCTTGAATCCTGCTGAGATGAGGGCACGCCACCAATCTGGCAATGGCGATGATGCAGCCGGTTGGATAGTCCCTGAGTTGTTCGGCGTCCAAGTATTGCGTGCCTTTGCCCGCGTGAATCGCGAGTGGGCCGCGATACACAACCTCCCACTTGCGGTTCTCAACGAACTTCTCGCCATCGGCAATCAAACTGGCATACGGCTGGGAAATAGTCAGTGCTTTCATCGTTCAACCTCGTCATTGCTTCCTCGCTCGCAAAGGGCCATCACAATCCCACGAACGTCGCCAGGCGCACGAAATAAAATCCCATTTTCCATCAACGTGAATTCGACTCCCGGAATCGAACGGATTGCTCGCTCGTACTTTGCCTTAATTTGTCTGCCGCTGACTTCGCATGAATACGGCTGCATGAAGTGCTTTTGGCCGTTGCAAGCCGGGCACTTCCCGCAACCAATAGTGCCTTCCCCCTGACAGTCCTTGCAGTCGTACTCGTGACCACACTCCGAACATTTAAGTTCACCGCGACCATTGCACTCCTCGCAATCCTTTACGTGAGCGAACCCACCACCTTGACACTTTAGGCACTCCTGATCGGTATCAACTGTCTGGACAGATTCCGGCCACGGCCTCCACTGGTGATTACCCTCATGGTGCAGCAGGACGACTCCAGGCACATCGGGTAGTTTGCCATCGACGACTGTGTCCAACTCACCTGGAGCCGCGACGAGCACCGCAATGGCACCGTCAGTACCGCACAGCCAGCCGCGTTTAACGAATGGGTTGCCAAGCACATAGCGAGTGCTGCTGTCGTCGCAAAACAACTGCACGTCAAACGGCGCTAATACTGTTGTTTCCATAGGTTTGTTTCCGTACTGCTAGGAAGCTGCAACGATTCTCCGCGCGATCCACTCAATACACGGGACCGCCACACTGTTTCCGATCATTCGATACCTAGCTGAGTCGCTGATCTCTTTCCCGTCATGCCCGAACCGCGTCCAGTCATCAGGGAACCCCTGCAATCGCTCGCACTCCCGCGGCGTCAGTCGGCGAACACGCATTTGGCTGTCAACGCATTGGGGCCTTCTATCTGTCTGACCGCCATCGCCGTGATTCGTAAGGGCATAAGCCACGAAGGGTACGCCACCCGTCTCGTTCCCGTTGCCAGCTCGAATTGTTCCCATCGGTCCTACGTTGGAGCCGTGGCATTGATAGGCGACGATGTTTTGGTTTGGATCGCTCCCACAATTCAAAGCTGCCGTTTTATCGCCCTGCTCCATCACGCCACAGTTACCGGATGTCCGATAGGCGATCGCTGGCGGATGCTGTCCCTTTGCCAGCGTGTGACACGGATCACCTGGTTGCGGATTAGCTCGACTTATTGGGCTTGTTATTTGGGTGGTATCAAACGCCACTGGGATGATCGGCGTTCCCCGTCCCGTGCCGTCTTCGCTCGCGTCCGCCCCTTCGCCTCGCAGGGAATGCGTGACAACTAGCCGGGATTCTTTGGCGTCGTGATCGGCATAAGGCTTGGTGTCGAGCGGGGACGCGATTAGGTGCCCGGCCTCAACCGCCTGCTGAGTTGTCATCGCGTGGCCGTGTCGCCTTGAGTGTGCCTGAAGCGAACCGACAACTAAATGTTCTCCAGGTTCAGTTCGGAACCCACCGTTATTTCCGCCGCTATTCAAGGTCGCTGCCACGAACGTTTCCGACTCACCATCGTACCGATTGCCTTTTTTACCATTCAGGCACAAGGCGAGGTTGTAATCGTCTTCCCGTCTTCGGCCGGCATATCCTCCCCGGCCACTGCTTTCAGTGCCTCGTGTAAGACATGCGGCAGTTCGCGCCCCCGATTCCCGGCTCGGCGCAGAATCCCACGGCAGGCTGTCGGACTCAAAAAGTACTCGGGCGGCACGTTTCCAGTCTCCAAGACATCCGACAATGAGCACACGTCGGCGTCGCTGGGCCACTCGGAACCACTGAGCGTCAAGAATGCGGTAGGCGAACCCATACCGCAGTTCTGCCAAGTCGGCCAGCACACCGAAGTAATCTCGCCCCTTATGAAGGTCGAGAACTCGTCGGCATTCATTGCATCGAGAGCACTGGCAACCGATTCGGGAGTGGGGGTGCAGTTGCTTGTGTCGCTGGTCGTGCAAAGCTCTGAAAGCGCGGAGGGTGGAACAAACCCGACAGCCACAGACCGACAAAAGACCGGGGACGTTTTCGCCAAAAAACCAACGGGGGGCAAACTCTTTGAGGGTTCGCCTGACTTCTCCCCACAATCCGCTTCGCTCGTCAGCCATGCCACCACGCTTTCCAGCCACGGAGTTACCTTGGCATGGCCATCCTGCGCAGATGATGTCTGGTCGTCCGGAAGTTGATCGAACAGAGAACGCTGTAACATCCGTGTGTTGCTCCTCATCCGACCAGTGTCGGCGGCATACCGAATTGCACTGACCGTCAATCTCGACCGCGAAAGCGGATTCGGCCCCAGCGTTTCGGAACGCTCGGTCAAATCCACCAATCCCGCGGAATAATGATCCAAATTTCATGGCTGCTATCTTTTGCTAGGGAAGCTGCTAAACCGCGAGCTCCCGTTGAACATTGCCAAGCCGAGCATTGAGGCTACATGCGAACACACACCGTCAGACATGGCCTCAGCAATCGAACGAGACTGCATGCACCAGCTCGCCCCGCGTAGAGCCTGATATGAGGCAACGTGATTTGTCCACGCCACCAGAATTTCCGCTTGTTCGTCCGCCGTTCCATACGCCAATGCACGGCCGATCTGGTCCGCCGTGATTTCGACGGCTCGAATAATCACAGAATCGTTTGTCATGTTTTGACTCCAAAATCACGCGGCGTGTTAGTTCACCGGGCACAAGATCAATGCTGGGTCCCCGTCGATTACGTCTTCTTGCGAGTAGCCATCTTTTTTCAACTGTGGAGTCAGTCGCTCCAGACCGACATCTCCGCTCCATGTCGTGTCGGCGCGGTAGCGACCAATCCAGCCATCAGAAAGCGGAGAGTAACCATTGCCCTCTGCGTCCTTTGCCATAATCACAATGCGATCCGGATCGTGGCGGCTTAGGAACTCGATTAATTCTTTGACTGTCATGACTTACTCCTTGAGTCGTCCCACAAACTCACGCCTTAGACCTGACACGCGGATTACATAAACGCCGCCCACGGTTCTTGCGGATCGTAGTCGTCGGCTGTGTATCCATTCGGTCCGCCAATCCCTTCCTGGAACCAACCAAGACCGACCAGCGTTTCGACCGTTGCTCGTTCGATCGGCTTGTCAGTGCGATCGACGCAGAAAATGTCGTGCTCAGCATTGGTGTGGAATCCATCGGGGTTGTCGAAGTATTTACGAATCATCTCCAACCCGGTCACAAAATTACTTAGCCGCATAAGTCCTCCACCTTTGATTGTCTACGCGGTTTTCAGTTTCCAGTCGCGAAGGACCGCCACCGGAATCACAACCTCCAACCAGAAATCCGGGTGGAGTTGATCGTCGACGCGGACCTTCACGTACGCCTCATCAACGGACGCGACCTCGCCATAGAACTTCGCGGCAATCGTTTTCAAGCGGCCCAGGATGCTGCGTGATGTGACGACCACGGATAATCAGTTCTTCACTCGCCATCTCGGTTCTCCTCTGGGACAGGTCCAAAAACTCGCAGTACGTGGAACGGTGCTCCGCGCGCCAAGTCCTCTTCCGTTAGCCTCAATGCCTCTGCACGACGTCCGAATTGTTTGCCGTCTGGCATGCACACCCACAGTCCTGGCCCTGTTGGTCGGTCGTGCCACGCTGGACACGCGAGGAACGCCGTGGCGACATTGATTGCGTCTAGTGGACTTCCAGCCCAACCGAAATCTGAAGGCTGTGCGAATATGCCTGTGGCCACCATGGGGGCATCTATCAGCCGCTGTGCAGCCGCTCGTAATTTGTCGTTCATGTTTCGGACCTTGTTGCTCGCACTCGCCGCGCTGACACCGGCTCGAAGTTGTCTTCAAAGTACGCCTTCGCCACGAGCCACTGGTCAGCGTGGTTCTTTGGGTTCCTGGCAATCATGTCTCCCTCTTTTGGCGAACCGGCGTCCTTATCAACCTGAGCAACAGACACCTTTCCGTCCAATTGCTCGCCGAGAACGTAAGGACGAAGTTCCGCAATCTGCTTGCGACGATACTGAGTGAACATCAACAAATCCGTTTTTGCTTCTTTAATGTCCACTGCATTACTCATTCAAAGTGGTTGATTTGTTACAAAACTCGCATAGTTCAAGTGATACTCGGCTTCGTCTAGATCTGGACAATCGTGATGACGATGTTGTCCCCGACTCTAATTTTCTGTCCCTCGCGGCGCGTCGTAACAAGCATGATTTTCTACTCCCTGAGTTAAGGTTTCTGATTCCCTGAATTCATTCGTCCGCTGCTCGTGGCACTGCTCACACAGAACCCGTAATCCCTCGGGCTCACAAAACAAACGCTCTACGAACCCGCTGACGTCATCGATCGATTTCAAACTCCCGCACGGAACGATGTGGTCAACGTGACATTCCTTGCCCATGAACCAATGACCGCACTCCGCACACAGGTACTCCCACTTCTGCCGTTTGTTCGGTCCCTCGTACTTCCGTCGCGCCGCCCTCATCGCAAGACGCGCCACGGGTGGCCATCGTCGCGACATCTGGCGCAGACCAGACCGGAGGAACCCATAAAAAGCTGCCTCCGTCCATTCGCCTCCTGCTCGTGTTCTCGGTACTCGTCCCGTGAGTGGCCGTCGCATGTCGACATCCTTGATAATTTCGTTGCACTGCCTAGTCGTATTCCAAGTCTTTGCTGTCAGCCAACCACTTCGGAATCTCGATAGTGTCAATCCAATCGCCGCGAGTCGGAGGTTGTCCGACGATTTGGCTCAGCGGCAACCAGACTTCGACGTCACGGTCCTTCAATCCAACAGCCTTATCGGTGACAACGGCAACAAACATCTCGGTTTCAAACGTGACGGTGACAGTTTCGCTCCGGTCGTCATCGTCGTCGCGGTCCCAACTTGTCGGCCATTCACTGAGCGGCATTGCTCGCTCCATTCCAATGCTTCCGAATAATCCCCATTACTTTTTCGCGCCACACATGGAACCCGGCTTCCATATCCTGTTCGACTTGTGCGGCTTGACCGGCTTCGCCTTCAATGCCATCCAGGGCGTCGTGGATTTCCTCAGCAGCCGCTTGAATCCAGGACTCCTGCATCTCGGCGGAGGGATTTGGATCAAACGTCCCTAATTGTCCGTCCGAAAATCGAAGTGCCGAGTGACCATCGCGCCGCGTCTCACCTTCGTGAGTCAGCGCTTTCACCATGCCTTCAGCCAATTGCTTTGCGAGTTTTCCGCGACTACTCTTGAGGTCAGCCACAATCGCCGCCTTCAAAAGTTCCTTGTGCTTCCCCAGCTCCTCTTGAAGGGCTTCCTTGACCGCTTCGCGAACGCATTGCTGCATGACGTGCTGAAGCCAAGTCGGTTCGGTATTGCTCTGGTAGCTCGATGGCTTTCCGTCTCGGTCGACTCTGATATTTAGCACCTGATGAACGCATTTCGTCACAAGCTCGTCGCGACCTTTTAACGCCTCTGCAACCGCGCTGGCCACGTGCTGCCGGATGATTGGTTCGATGACGTCATTCGGGACTTGTAACGTTGCTGAATCAGACATGACATTCTCCGTTTATGATGTTGCTTATATCACTGGGTTTGGAGCAACGCTTGTATTGCGTTGATCGTGTTCATCCGGTCAGCGTCGGGAACTGGCAGGATTCGGATTGCCGCTTCCAGTTCCAATTCCTCTTTCGTGTCCGTCCCCACAAGTCCAACCAGCGCCTTGCGGGTCAGGGCCAGTTGATTCCGCAGTGCCTCGATCTCTTGTCGGCACAGTCCGTGTGTGTCTTCATCCGCTGGGTTGAATTCAAAACTCATGGAATCCTCCTAAAACAACTGAAGCTGCTTTTCCTCGACCTCCACCACACGCCGCAAGATCCATCCGTCTCCGACCGGCAGAATCGCACACTCACGCTTTAGCTGCTCAATCCACTTTTGCACCTGATCGACCAACACAGTTCGCCGCTTGCCGCCACTCGCCAGCGGTGACACCGACAAGTCCTGCGCCAGATCCGCCACGCTCAGCGGCAGCCGCGCCGACGAAAGCATCTCCAGGATCTCCGTGCGGAGGGCGCTCACTTCTGATTAACCTCCACACCCATCTCGTCTCGGACGTATTCACGTAGTTCAGGATCGGCAAGGATTGCCGCCCGAAGTTTTTCTATCGCTCTCCGTTCGACCTGCCACACCCGTACGTAGCTGATACCAAGAGCGGCGGCCGTCTCTTTCAATGTCAGTGGCACGCTCATTGAGGCCACTCCAATCCCTTGGATTTCAAAACCGCAATGATTTGGTCGTCCGTTTTCTTCTGCTTCCTGCCATCGGAGATAATCCGATACGCCAGCGCGTCCTTGTTCTTTTGCTGTTTGTTAGTTGCCTGCTTATCAGCGATCGTTTTCGCTGTGCTGCCAGGTGGCCAACCGTCACTTGCTGCTTGAGATGGCAGACCTTCGCTGATCCGCCAAGCCAAATAGCCAGCCGTCCAAGCACCTTGGTTTTTGCACCAATGGTCGATAACCGCGTTCACATCAGACGTTGAAAGACCATTGGATTTCGCGCTTTTGATGGTCTTACTAATGGAGTTCACGCCGCAAATGTTGAGTCGTGTCGCGATTCCCTCCCATTCAGTCAACGAACGTCCGTCGCCGTCGTCCAAATTGGTTGAATCTAAGTTTGATGGTGGTGAAGAATTTGAATTTGAATTTGAATTTGAAGATCCTTGTGACAACGGCGTGACACCGACGTGACAAGGCTCATCCTTTCCACGGCACTTGCGCTGCCGCGAGGCATCGTTAGCCCGTTTCTCCGCATCCCGTACCATCCTGCGGCTGAAGATGATCCCATCAGACGTGCGACTCGGAACTCCAGCACGATCCAATTCCGACAAAAGCTCACGATACGTCTCGACGGGGCAGCCTACACGTGAGGCGACCCAATCGTCGGAGGCAGCGTGGCCATTGGTCGTCAGATATCCGTACCGTTGCGAGTCGTGCATGATGAACATCAGCCTCAACCACAATGCTTGGGCAGAAAGCGAACAACCTGCGATGTTGTCTCTAAGCCAATCTCCAGGGAATAACGATATATAAGGGAGTTTCTTAGGCATGACGGTCCGTCGTCGAAGTTGCTTGACCTTCAAGCGACATTTTCCGGCAACTCGACACTACTTCCGCTCTCGATAATGCTTCGATTCAAACGTGGCCCACAACGCCAGCCGATTCTCGACCAGCACGGCCGCGACCTGTGATTCCGGCAATCCAACGTCCTTCGCGATGCGCCACAGCCGATAACCGTTGCGGCGCATGCGAAGGATCCAGTTCTTGGTTCGGATAGTCATGGCGAACTACCGACTTGTTTTCACAACGACATTTCTTTGGAACTTCACTCCTGACTCCACCAATACCTTCTCAATCTTGTCGTTTAACTCAGACTCGTCAGAAGCGTCGAACAACCAAAGCTGCTTGCGCTTGCTCTCAAACTCATTCCACTGGCGAACCTCGAACGAAGATTCTCCGTGACGACGCGCGACGCAATCGAACCATCCGAACTGGTGGTCGTGCTTTCGCGACTTCAATCGCGGTCTCTCAAGATCGTCGCGAATCAAAACGCCATCTTTGTCAGTGACCAACTCAAGGTGAGTTAGTTCGTGGTCGATCAACGCGTCTCGCTCCAACTCGGACCACAATTCCCATTGATCGCCATCAATCACAATTTCAGAATCACCGCGCCCAGCAGCTCGATCTTTCAACTCGATGATTTTGACAACGGCACCGGCTGGATAACCTTGATGCTTTAGTGCCGGTCCAACCGCATCACCGTTCTTGTCAGTGCTGGCGTGCGCGAAAATGCAATCGACTGAAACGCCAGCGTCGTGAAGTTCAGGATGGAACTTCTTCATCATGCGTTCGACAACTCGAAGCACTTCCTTCGGAGCCAATTGATACGTCGACATAAATGTTTTCGAGTACGGTTGAAATTACTGTCCCGCGCTGTGCTGATCCGGCTGCGTGTCGAGCAGCGTTCCCGGCTTCTTCTTCTTCTTCTGCAGTTCGGCCTTGCGTGTCTCACCCTCGGCGCTCGCGTCGTTATGCCGCTCTGGTGGCAGCGTCTTGAGTGATTCCGTCACTAGGTAGTCCACGTCACCAATCCGGTCGATGAGCCGCAGGCCGTTTAGGAACGCGTCCCAGGGAGGGAGTTTGGGTTGAGTCGGTTTCTCGCCGTCTGCTTCGGAAGGCGTATAGGAACTCTCTGGCAGTTCTTCGACGGCACTCTCTGGCACAACAACGGCCTCGATGGGTTTGAGCATGTTTTCCAGCTCAGTGGGATTCGGCGCCTTGTTGTCCTGATCGGGCTCATTGCGTCCGACGAACTCGGCTTCTTCCTTGGTCAGAACGTTGCCACCAATTGGCGTGAACAGGCGGGTGGCATGATGCAGGGAAAACAGTCGCAGCATGTGGATTGGAATCTTGGCGTGCATGAACCCTGCCAACTTCGCGTACTCTTTGGCATACGCTCGGTAGATGGTTGGGTACTTTCGCTTCTTTGAGTGGATGATCGTTTCAATCCAATCAACAGTCCCGTCTGGCAACTCGTTGATCTTTGCTTCGTGACCGTCGTAGTGGTCAGTGCGGTCCAGGATTTTCACGAAACCATCAATCCCGATGATGGTCATCAGGCGACCTTTATTGTCACGACTGACGTAGATTTCTTTGGCAATCGGGTCGAGTTTGTACCGCGCGATCATGCTGATGCCGGAAAACATCTCCTGGTCAGTAAGCGGCGGTTGATCTTTCGATGTTTTCCAAACATTGCGAAGCAGGTCACAAACCTTTTGCCACGGCACACCAAGGATGCTGGCTGCGTCTTTGACGATAGATTGCTGTTTAGTGGTCTGCTCGATTACTTGATCCAGCGGAGCGGCATCTTTGCTTGTTCCGTGTGGCGTCTGCTGCCGATGTTGTGATGGTGCTGGGGCTGTCGCTGTGTTCATACCAAGATCGCCTTTCCAAATGACTCGAGTTGTTCGACGGATTCCATAACGGTTAAGCGGGCGCAATCAACACAGGCGTTTGCCGCCTCGTCGTTGACGGATGGCCAGTCCAGGTTGCGAAGCATGGTGGCCATGTCGTGAATTTTTTGGACGTCTGGCTTCAAACGTTCCTGGCGTTGCCGTTCCAAGGCCGCTGCCGCCGCTTGTTGCTCGGCTGCAATGCGTTCACGCTCGACTCTGGCGCGGGCTTCCTCATCGGCTTTGATCTTGGCCTGTCGTTCAAACTCAGCACGCTCTACGCGGGCACGGTCAGCCTCGACAGCCTTCCGCTCGTCTTCTAGCCGCTTTCGCTCTGCAGCCTGTGCCGCTTCCATTTCGGCACGTTCTTTGGCCAGTCGCTCGCGCTCAACACGCTGTTCTTCTGCAACGCGGGCTTGCTCTGCCTGTTGCCTGGCAAGTTCGGCGGCACGTTCCGCTTCCAGTTTCTTCCGTTCGGCTTCGAGTTTTTCGCGTTCGACTTTTAGCCGTGCCTCTTCCGCTTCACGTTCGGCCCGCAGTCTGGCTTCCTCGGCCTCACGCTTAGCCCGCAGCTCCTCCTCAATGCGCCGCTTCTCAGCCTCTTCTTTCTCGCGGCGGGCACGTTCCTTTTCGTCGTCAACAGATTTTTTGGCAATCTTCAAGGGCTCCTCGATGCCTTCGAGCGCGGCAGTAATACGCTTGGCCTCATTGTCAACCTTTCGCCCCCAGGCCAATGCGTCAGCCTTCAACTCGACTCGCCGCTTTTCAACAGCGACTCGTAACTCCCGGCATTCTGCAATCCCAGAACGAACTGCCTCATACCCTTCCTTGTTGGTGGCTGTCAGTCCGGTTAGCCGCTGCTTGAGTTCGCTCAGGGCCGCATCCGTGACTGAGAACACGACCGGAAGTGATTCGACTTTTGCGTCCGTACTCATCTACGCTGCCTTTCGTTTCCATTGGGCGATTAGTGACTGCATTCGAGACAGCATCTCGTCACGAAAGGCGAGCACCGCTCGAAACAGGGTGTCAATAAATTGTTCGTCTCGTGCGACCTGGATAACCAGCAACCGCTGATCCTTATGGAAGTCGTCGTGGTAGGACACAAAGTCCCAGCGAGTCTTGCCGCACACCCACATTCCACCTTGAATCTGCGCCATGTGTTTTTTTGGGACGCCGTCCAGCAAGACGCTCAAATGGTTCTGGGCGTCTATCGGGCATTTGATTTCCAACCCGGCGTCATCTGTCAGCCCGTCTGGGCTGCACCCAACGAATCGCTCCGTGGGGTGCTTGATGAATCCGACCTGCTCGACTTTCAAGCCGGTGTGTTTCATGTATGCTTCGCGAGCGGTGTTTTCCCATCGCTTGCCGTGACGTGTGGCTTCTGACTCAATCTGTCTGGCTGGCTTGTTGGTCAACAACTCGCACATCAGCTCACGCATGTATCCTTCGGCGGAACCAGACAAATCGCCGTCCTCGCGTGCGGCCTTGCTCCGTGGCTGCTTTAGGACATCGGCGAAGCGGCTAGCGGTCACATGCCCGAGCCGTTCCATCAACCATTCGTTGGTTCCCTGAACGCTCACTCGCTGCCTCCGATCGCACGTTCTGTAATTTCTTCCACTGCGGCGTCGACGTCAGATTGCATTTTTCTGTGAGCCAACATCGCATCCGCGTACCGATAGCAGGATGCCGCCACGGACGGAGGAAGGCTGTCGTCGGATGTCCCGTCGAATGTCCGGTTTCGACCAGCTCCCCACGCCACCAGCGCGCCGATGGCAAACCAATCACGTAATGTCAACTCGTCCATTACTCGCTTCCTCCGATCTCGGCAGACCTGTTGCAGTTTGGGCAATGTGCGGCAGGTGGATCGTTCCGTAAGTCGTTGCAGCGACAGGTTGCAGAGTATCTGTCCAACGCTGCCGACACCGCCTCGGACTCAGCGTGCCGGTCCCACAGTCGGTGAGACGGTTCGTACTTGTCGATCCCGCCTAACCGCGAGCCGTGGTACGTGTTGCCGTAGACGTCGTATCTCATACCGACACCTTCCTCGAATACACGTCGGCGGCTTCGATCCGCTTTACGGCTACCTCCAGCAAGTCGCCGTCGAGAAACAGGTCTTCCTGCGCAGTCTGGTACGGCTGCTCTGCTGGAAGCTGTAACGCCAGTTCGCGTATCTCGACTCGAATCCGTCGTATGCGTTCTGCAATCTCGCGAGGGGTCATACATAGACCTCCACCGGCAAGCGGTACTCGAAGCGGTAGGCGTCGGCGGCCTCGTAAAAGTCACGAAGTACTTCCGCCGTGAATCCCATTGCGCGCCAAAACAAATGTGCGTTCGTGTTGAATTCGTCGCAAACAATCTCGATTTTCGTTCGCCGAATCGGTGATAGTTTCAGTTTCAGTTTTCGTGTCATCTCCGTTCCGATACCGCGTCTCCAGTAATCGGGATGAACTGCGAAGTTCGTGATTTCGAAGTGCCGCTTGTAAAGTTCGTAGATGTAGTACCCGACGACATTGCCATCCAGTTCGGTGACCATCGGGGCACAGTTCATCTGGCGAACGTGGTCGTTGAAAGTTGCTTCGTCCCACGGATACCGAAAGCAAAGTCGCTCGATCTCCATGAAAGACTCAATGTCGCGGCGAATCATAAAACGAGTATGTAAATTCATTGCAGGTTCTCCAGCACATGTGGCTTCCCGGTTCCAAGACAATTTTGACAGTCCACTACGCCACCGTGGCAGCTCAGGCACGGCCCGCCGCACGTCTCGCAGTCGTCCCAGTAACCTTCGCAGCACGGGCACACCGCAGACTTCGAGCCGAGACAGACGGGGCAGTGGGCGCTCATTCGGGTTCCTCCTGCTCCAACCGACGCTGACGAACCTTATCGCGCTCAACCTGGATATCCTCAGGCGCGTCAATCCCCAGCCTCGCGCGAACAGTGCCGACGTTCGTTATCACAATCGTCTCGCCGATATAGACTTTTTTGTTCGGTGCAACCGTGATCACTAGCATCGTTAAGCCTCCTTGTTACTCCGTCTGCGAAAGAACTCCCTTTCGACAACCGTTATCTCAACAAACTTCTGCGCTCGACTACCGAGCCGGGCCCGTCGTTCCGATTCGCTCCAAGTCCGCTGGATCTTTTCGCACGCTCGGCGGATGTATTCGTTCGCCTTGTCCTCGTCCACGTTCGGGTCCTTCAAGTCGTCGCGGTTCATCCGTGTGTCACCACGTTTACACTGCCAGCGGCAGAACACCTTGCCGCAGTCGTTCCGCCGCTGTTTCGCAATAACCTTCGTCAACCTCAATCCCGATTGCACGTCGTCCAGACAGCTTCGCCGCTACGAGGGTCGTGCCGCTTCCCATGAATGGATCGACGCATAGGCCTGCAGGTGGAACGATGCTGGACACGATTTTGCTCACCAAACCAAGCGGCTTTTGTGTCGGGTGATCGACCTTACCAGGCTGACCGTAGCGGTACGAATCAGACACAAATACGTTTGACCGCTTGGGATCTTCGTCGCCGAACCACGCGCCAGTTCGATAACCGTAAACCGCTAGCTCAAATCCAGACGGCCACCAATTGCCTTTGCCTGCAGGTGGAGGGCATTCCTTGATCCAAGCAGCTGGCTTCGCAGTAAAACCATGCCGCCGAATCTGTTCCAAGAGCAACCCAAACTGATCCCCACCACAGAACGCAAACGCAGCTCCTCTGGGCTTCACCATGGCGAGCGCGGCGTCCATCCCATGAATGACCGTAAGCGTGATCGTTGGGTGATCCCAGTCGAACTGAAGCGTTCTTGTTCCCTCGCCTTCGCGATGCTGAAAACCAAACTGATTGACGATGCCATACGGAGGATCGGCGATGACGGCATCCACCAGGTCATCCAGATCAGGAAGCACGTCACGGCAATCGCCGTGATAAATCGTGATGCCGGCAGATTTATCCTCGTAATACGGAGTCATCGAAAACCCTTCATACAAAAGCACTGAACGCGCCGATTCCTTCGGTGCTACTCCCGTTCCGCGTCCAGTGCCCGACTCCCCGCCATGCAAGATCCATCGTTGGGGATTGTTTCGATCAATCAGCGTTTCGACGCTCGCGTTTTTGTTCTGCATCCCATTCGCGTTGGTACATGCAACCGATTGTCATACCGGCAGGAATCGTGACGCTTCCGTGCGTCGGATGGAGAACTGTCCGTTCCTTGGTCAGCACAAGTACAGGTCCGATCAGTCCAGAGTCAGGCCACGCACTAGGACGATGGAGTTGGACGCCATCCATTGAATCGAGGCAGTGACGCGAACCTTGCGTATTGCCTGGAACCAACTGCCGATCCCTGACAGTCGGATCAGCCACCATGACGTACCCTTTTGGGATTGACTCGATAACGACTAGGTAAAGGTCGCCCTGCCGGTGTGCGTCGTTCACTGACGCCGCTTCGCTGAACCGAACCGGTTCTCCTGGTTTGATTCGCGAATCCTTACCAGTGGCGATTTTGTTGGAACGACGAGTGATTCGGTCGATAACTGCTAAAGCCATTTCGGAAATCTCCTTTAAGGTTGTGGTGAGGCAAATAAGTCGTTACCTACTTTTCCAGCAGGCAATCGCGACAAGAACTGAAACGACCAAGGCCACAATCGAAATACAAAACGAGAGCGTCATTCGATATTCCTTAGCTGGCGGAAATAACGTTGATGTTTGGCGGTCCGAGCCATCGCTGTGCGGCCTCGCATGTGTCGATCTCAGGCGGTATTCCAAGTGAGAATGTCCTGCCAGTTGGACAGACGACGACGAGTCGCTGGATGCCGTCCTTGGTTCGGTACAGAGCTTCAGGACAGCCAGTTACGTAGTTCTTTGATTCGTGTCGTAGCTCCGCGCCGGTTTCCTTCAGATATCGTGGCCAGCCAAAACGTCGAATGCGGATTGCCTTTCGGTCGGCGTTCCCGTCCGAGTCGATTTGTTTGAGAGTCTGAGTATCCGGATTCATCACGATCTGCTCGTCAACTGGAATCCCGTCAACGGTCCATACGCTCCATCCGTCCGAATACAGCACCGATGGACCAGACTCGTTGTGAAGGAACTGCCGATTGGCGTCCCAATGGATTTCCGTTGGCTTCTGCGAAATGAATGCGATGCCTTTGCAGGCGACAATGAATTGGATGCACTTCGCCCAGTCGATGAACAGGTGCAACTTATCCTGGTCGAACTTCACTCCGCCTTGTTCTCCGCACTGGTACCAAGCCGCCCACGAACTCCAGTAGAGGCAAACGTACCATTGGAGACTGTCGAGCTGACTGTTGAGCTGACTGTTGAGCTGACTGTCGAGCTGACTGTCGAGCTGACTGTAGAGCTGACTGTAGAGCTGACTGTCGAGCTGACTGTCGAGCTGACTGTCGAGCTGACTGTTGAGCTGACTGTTGAGCTGACTGTCGAGCTGACTGTCGAGCTGACTGTTGAGCTGACTGTTGAGCTGACTGTCGAGCTGACTGTCGAGCTGACTGTAGAGCTGACTGTAGAGCTGACTGTCGAGCTGACTGTTGAGCTGACTGTAGAGCTGACTGTAGAGCTGACTGTTGAGCTGACTGTAGAGCTGACTGTTGAGCTGACTGCCGAGCTGACTGTAGAGCTGACTGTTGAGATGCTTCTTCAGGTCCGTCTTTTTTAATACTTCCCATGCACGACACGCCATTATTGGCGACGAGAAAATCAACACAGCCGGCTCGTCCTCGGTCATCGCGCGATACATGCGTCGCACGACGGAGCGACAGGCATCCACGTCCAGCGATTCCTTCTGGTAGTCGAACCAGCGGTCGATGATGCGCCCTACCTCTTGCCACTGCTCAAAAGAGAACGATTTGATTTTCTGTTGTGTCATAATTCCAAGCCTTCCGTATCCATGAACCGCAATTGCGACTCACCCTTACCGGCTCCAACTTCGCGACTCTCAGCCGCCTCTCGACTCGACGTGATTTGCCACGGTGCCAGCGGTACGACTCCAACCGGCGATTCCACGAACACGGTCTTTTCCTGTCGGTCGATAGCCGTGATTCGGCACGTGTCCACGCTGCCAATGACGGAGCACAGTCGTCCGGTGACTAATAGCGTGTCCATGCCGAGACTCCTTTCATCCTCGCCTGTGTGAATTCCGCTTTCGCAGTCGTCCTTTGCCGGGAGTACGTCCTCCGGCTGGAATCGACGTGCCACGCTTACGCTTGCCGTTGAGCTGGAGACGAACGCCTTTGGACATCAGGACGCTCCTGTGTGTAAAGCCGCCCGGCACCGTGAGATGCCGGACAGCTCCGGGCTACCCTAGTCGCTCACGCAACGTTGCCCTGGGCATCACGAAAAAGTACAAAACGCCCGGTGCCCACATGCGACACCCGGGCTTAGTGGATAACCGCTTCCACAGCGCCGTGCGGGAATCATCCGAACTTTGGTCCCATATCCCAGGCACGGACTGTCTGGGAGTTCGGGGTGGTTACTGTGCATGCAATTCTCCACCATCAAATGATCCGCTCGTGATTTCATGCCTTAATCAATTTCTTTGTCGTTCGATCAGCTTTGTATTTTGTGTCCGCTTCGATCCCATCTTCGCCGACGTATCCAACGCACACGCGGTATCTATTTCCGTCCCAGAAGCACGCTACGATCGCACCGTCATCGCCGGCAGACGCATAGCCACCAGCGCCAATTGACGCCGCTATGCCGGCCTTGCCGCGTTGCTCCGCCTTGGAGTAATTCCCGCTCGATGCCGCCGTGGAGGAATTCCCGCTCGATGCCGCCGTGGAGGAATTCCCGCTCGATGCCGCCGTGGAGGAATTCCCGCTCGATGCCGCCGTGGAGGAATTCCCGCTCGATGCCGCCTTGGAGTAATCCCCGCTCGATGCCGCCTTGGAGGAATTCCCGCTCGATGCCGCCGTGGAGGAATTCCCGCTCGATGCCGCCTTGGAGTAATCCCCGCTCGATGCCGCCTTGGAGTAATTCCCGCTCGATGCCGCCGTGGAGGAATTCC